TGTCGCCAATAGAAACTAAGGCTTTAATACTTAAAAATTTAACTTAAAATAATTATGAGAAAATTACCACAAAGAGTATTTAATTCGCCGCTCATTGAGTATGCGAACTTTAAAGATGGGAGCTTTATTAATATGATAGAGCTTAGCAGACCCTACGCGGACGGGAGCGCGTTCGCCGTGTACAGCGGATGGACTGATGCAGATCAAAGGTTATTCAAATCGTACCAGACCGCAAAAGTTTGGTTCGATAAGCGAGTGATGCGGCGGAGCTGGATCAGTCCGTTAGTGAAGCAAAAGCAAATAGACCATTCAAAGCCGCTTGACCCGGCGGATTATTAATTCACTCCTTATATATTATATAACATGAAAATAGAAGTAACACGGACAACCCCTGCGGGGGTTTCCACTACTGAGGTAAAGGAAGTCGGTACAAATAAAGAAGCGGGAAACTACTTGACAGAGATCCACAGGCAAAAAATGCAAAGTTTGTTTGACATTGGCTTACCAGGGCAAAAATATACTTCTGATAAAGCTATAACTAAGCCTTACTACGCCACGCAAAGGAAATTTAACCCTAAAGGCGAAGCGCTTCTGAATATTCCTAAAACAGTAATATTAGTCCGTATAAGCCATGAATAAGCTATTCGTTTATGCTGGTGCCAAGGACTTAGCAGTCCAAAGTAGCCACGCGCAGCTCTTGGAGTTTTGGAAATTAGATGCCGAAATTGCGCACGACCTGGAAACTATAGATTATATGCAGCTCTACAGGTCACTTGAATTTAACTTGAAAATCTGTAGAGCTAAACAAATTATAAAAAACTTAAAATAAATATGGAAATGGAAATAGGAATAGTAAAAATAGTAGACTTAGATTCTGATTACTTCACGCCGGAATTTATCAAACAAATAAAAGGCACAGAGGATTACAGAGATTTAGTCATTAAGGAGCATTTATACACCCCCGATGCGATTCTTGAGTTAATCTCAGATCCCGCCACAATAGAAACTTTAAAATCAATTCAGGAAGTAATGTCGCAGCACGATTGCGGTTATTTTAGAATTATATAATACGCTAAACATGGAAAACTTAACATTTAAACAATTCAAAGAATTCCTTGACCGGCCGGGAATAAATGTCAAAGGAATTTGTACCGAAGCGGGGATCACCGAGCCGCCACTTTATAGGAGAATTAAGGAAAAAAAACTGCCCGGTGCAAAAAGTATGACAAAACTGCTTCCGGTCTTAAAAAAGTACGGATTTTAAGGCCGTTTTTTAAAAACCCCCTTTGCGGTATTGCGAAGGGGGTTTTTTAGTGCAAAAAATTTTGTAATTTTATCTTTTTATATCTTAAATTATGCCATTATGACCAAGATAAATCGCCTATACGGAGCTTCCGTGTCAATTTTACTACTACAAGCATTATACGCCCTAAGAGTCAAATACAGGGTCAGCGACGCCGCAATATGGGACCTATTCGCAATATACATAATGTTCAATAAGACCCAATGCGGAGTAACGGCATTCCAAATGCGAATGTTCAGATACGGAGGTAGACGTGGCGCACAAACCATAAAAGACAGGCGTAGCCTCCTAGTTAAAAAAGGACTTGTAGAATTTAATGGTAGGCTATCCTACCTCACCCCACTAGCTATAAAAGAGCTAAACTCCCTCATCGAAATACCACTAAAACTAAACACATAATTGAACCCGTAATTTGTAAACACAACAAATTTGAAATATTTAATTTTGTAAACCCCTCTTCACGAGGTTTACACCCAAAACACAAACTAAACATTACTTTTTTATAAACTAAACACTTTTTTTTAAAATGTCATTTTTCAATAGGTTAATACTTAACTACTTGATAAGGCAATACTTAACTATTAACACTTATACTCTTTATAATAACCTCAATCCTAGGGAGCATTTTACCTTTACAACAATCTAAAATAAATTTCAGTAAAGGCAAAACACCCTTTTTAAAATGGATTTTTTATTTTATTTTTTTACTGCTTTTTCATGTACATACAACTTTTTATTTTTTTGTATTGTAATGCTAATTATTAACCCTACTTTTACCCTATGAGAATATCCCCCATTCTAAAAAGTTTAGCCCTCGGACAGACCGCTACCTTTACCTTAACACAGTACACCAGTATCCTATCAACCGCTACCCGTTTAAAAAGAGCGGGTATTGGTTTGTACGCCTCTAAAATAGTAGGCGACAGCGTACAACTCACCCGCCTGGAGGGCCCTAAACCAGCAGGTCCTAAAGACACTAAACATAAGCTAAGAAGTAAGCTCAGAAATGCTTTGGAAGACTTGGCCTGGAAGGCTGAGCAATTCGATAAAAACGTCGATACGTGCGACATAGTGATTATAGTCAAAGGGGTAGACCTAACCTCCCGCCTCACTATACCTATAGGTGCCGACTTTCCAGACGTTTGTAGGGTGCTCGAAGGGTTACTTAGTATGCAGATCCGTAACCTATGAGAAGCAAGTACGAGTTCCTTAGCCCTATAGCAACAACGCGCAAGTGCCGCAGGTGTAGAGAGATCCGGCACCTATCTAAATTCACCTTTTCGCACGGCACCAACGCGTTCCGCGCCACAGGTGATTGTAACTTACACGTGGGTAGTAAGAGACCACTAACCCTAGTCAAAGTATATTATGGCCTGTACGTAGAGCTGTTCATACGTGCGGGATACGGCACGTGCCAGAACGTGAGTGATCGTGAGTGGTTTTTCAGCCTCAGCTTACATAACCGCCCTCGTATGACTGAATTGGAGCGTTACAAACTGCTAACCAGATGCGCTAGGCGTAGACTGTATATAAGAAGACACAATAACTTTAAATAATATTAGATAATATAAAATATATTAATTACATTTGATTATGAGCAAAATATATGAATGCCTCATGCCGTTCAGAACGGCTAACAGGCGGTATCTATGGGGTGAGCCCATTAGCCATCCAGAGTACAGACGCCTGAGCGTTGAGCATCAGGCGAATTTTAAAGAGGCGACTAGGTGAGAGTACCCCGCCACATAATCAAAAAGAGCAAGACTTGGTACCAAGACACGGTAAGCGGTAAGTACATACATAAAGATGCGCTGCCGGCTTACCTACTTAAACATTCACAATTAACACTAAAAATATGAAAGCGATTATAACAGAACCGACATCGTATTTTGAATATCATACTGCAAATGAATTTGGCGGTAGTGTAACTGCTATAAATATCGGATTAACCAAGGCGAATCAATTGCTTTGTATACAGTTCAAATAGCAGATCAATTTATAAACTAATTAAAATTATTAGAGTAAAATATCATGAGAAATATAGCACACCGAGTAAATAGAGATGGTTCAATCTCAAAGGTTCATACCGTTAATCAGATTAAAGAGGAAGAACCACCAACAATGACCTTGCGCAACCAATCAATATGGATGCATTCAATAGAACGGTCATCTAATCCTAAAGAGGGTTTTCAATCACTTGCTTTGTGTATTGGTATTTTAATTATCGGATGGGTGTTCTTTTACATTTTGACTTTATGAAAATCAAAGACCCGGAGAACCTGATCACGTTCTGGATAATTGTCTCAGCTCGTGCGATATTGTTAATATTCTTTTTAGTGGAGATATTTATTAAATTTTATATACAGATAAGATGACTAAAGTAATAGACCTCACGTCCGGGGCAAAAGAAAAAAGTGTGTTAAATAAAATTGAGTTGGTCTATCTCCTTCAAGACGAACATACAATAGTAAGCGCAGTATATAAAAAAGTTAGCAATACTTGGGATTCGCTGACTTTATTGTCAAGAAATTATAGAAATTCATACTATGACCTGATGTTTGTAAAGGGCAAAGATTTTGAAGGCTTATACCTTGGATATTTTAACGGTGGAATAGTATGAAAACAGAAATAAAAAAAGCAGTAGAAAAATACCAATGCGCAGGGTGCGTTAATGGTAGGGGTATCTCTTGTTTCTTAGAAAATCCTCAAGGAGGTGTAGGGTGCGGAAAGCATTATGCCGGAACGCTAATGTCAAACGTAGGGAAACTATTTTTAGGGATGCCCAAAGGGTTTAACCGCTTAGGAGATAGTCCTGATTTAAGACCTACTATCTATGAGACTTTAGAAAGTAGCGATTGGGGACACGATATGTTCAACGTACCTGTGTGGAAGTTCGTATCTAAGGAAGGGCATACTTTCGTAAGAGGTATCATGCCTAGACTTAACGAACCTTTCTTGCACGTTTTCCTGGAGAACTGCGCAGATAAGATAGACTGCCTTGAGATAACTCAGGACGATTTAGATAATATGGATTAAAACCAAACAGAAATGAGCTACCTACCCATCCTAATTCTAGCACTACTGTGCGCCGCAATGGTCACGCTGTACCTATTCAACAACGAAGCGCTACACCCTAAAGAGCCGCATGAGCACCACTTACAAGACCCTAATCCAAAGTGGCTATACCGCAGCATGTTTGGTCTCGGGCTGTTGGTAGTGGTTTGTATTTATTACATTTTAACTTAGAAATAATGAGTAACTACAAGTACTGCCACCACGCACTTAAAGGTAGGGTGCTAAGCGTGCTACGTGCGATATAGGTAATCTTTTTATTGGCTGCTATTTATATGCTTTGCAGTAATTAACCCTTTAACCAAACAAAAAAATGAAAACACAAATCTTTAAAAACTATTCAGACTTCCTTCAAAGAGAGGACAAAGAAAGTAACGGCGTAGATCAGGATTTTGCAGACAAAAATCCAGATTACGAAAAACAGAATGTGACAAATATGGTGTGTTTTAACTGTTCCGGCTGTTCCAGCTGTTCCGACTGTTCCGACTGTTCCGGCTGTTCCGACTGTTCCGACTGTTCCGACTGTTTCGACTGTTCCGACTGTTCCAGATGTTCCGACTGTTCCGACTGTTCCGACTGTTCCTACTGTCCCAGATGTTCCGACTGTTCCGACTGTTCCGACTGTTCCGGCTGTTCCGACTGTTTCGAATGTTCCGGCTGTTCCAGCTGTTCCGACTGTTCCTACTGTTCCAGCTGTTCCTACTGTTCCAGATGTTCCGACTGTTCCGGCTGTTCCTACTGTTCCAGATGTTCCGACTGTTCCGGCTGTTCCGACTGTTCCGACTGTTCCGACTGTTCCGGCTGTTCCGACTGTTTCGAATGTTCCGGCTGTTCCAGCTGTTCCGACTGTTCCTACTGTTCCAGATGTTCCGACTGTTCCAGATGTTCCGACTGTTTCAAATATCACAGTTTAACAGGTGAAAAAAAGGAAAAAGGAAAAAAAAGCAAGATTACAATACCTAAACTTTCAAATATACACAACAAAATATTAGAAGCCGTATCTGCGCCGAATGCTTTAAACATGGAAGAATGGCACACCTGCGATACTACGCATTGCAGGGCTGGGTGGGTAGTTCAATTAGCAGGCAAAAAAGGCAAAGAACTTGAAGAAAGAACATCCACTATTTTTGCTGCCCTGATGATCTATAAAAAGTCATCTGAAATTCGGGTCAGTCCTACACGGTTTTTTGAAAACAACGAGGCCGCTTTGGCAGACATGAAAAGATGTGCTGAAATGGAACTATCCTAACCAAATAAATTATGAAGACCCTAGAAACCTTAACCTCTATACTAGCGGAGGATTACCCATGCTAAGCAAAAAGAAGCTATTAGTATCCGTATCAGGGGGTAGGACTTCCGCGCTTATGGCTAAACTCCTGCATGACCGCTACCAAGAAAAGTATGAAATGATTTTCGTATTTGCCAACACCAGCAGGGAGAAAGAAGAAACGCTGGTTTTTGTTGCTAATATTACTAAGTATTGGGGTATACCTATTACATGGGTCGAAGCTATTGTGCATCACAACAAGCGAAAAGGAAGTACGTACAAAGTGGTTAATTTTGAAACCGCTAAAAGAGACGGAAGCGTTTTTGAAGAGGTCATAAAGAAGTATGGTATCCCCAACACCCAATTCCCCCACTGTACCCGCGAATTGAAGACAAACCCCATCCGTGCATATATGAAAAGTATAGGGTGGGGAGAGCACAAAAAATACACTACGGCGATAGGGTACAGATTCGATGAACCGGGACGTGTTAAACTCGAAAAGGCTTTAATTGAGAAACAGTACTACCCACTATACGAGTGGAAGATAGCTAAAGCAGACGTACTGCAATTCTTTAAACAGCAGCCTTTTGATCTAGGTTTGATGGAGCACCAAGGTAATTGCCGAAGGTGCTATAAAAAAACAGACAGGAAAATACTCACACAAGCATTGGAAGCGCCAAACGACACATGGGTTGAAGATATGGAGAGAAAGTACTCTATGTTCACACCACCTAGCAGGACGCAAGGCCACGCACCTTATTATTTTTTTAGGGAGAACCGATCAATGGCAGATTTGAGGTTACTAATCGATGAAGATTTCCTAAAATACTCTGACACCAATAAGCCTAATTTTGATTTTGAGTTAGACCAAATAGAGTACGGCGGATGCGCAGAGTCGTGCGAACCTTTTTAAACCTTAACCAAACAAAAAAAATGAAAGTAAAAAGAATTAAAGTAACCAATGTAAAAGCCATCGCAGAGCAAGAGTTGAACCTCAACGGAGCAACGGCAATCCTGATGGGGGGCAACAACAAAGGTAAGTCTACCTTGCTCCGCTCGCTGAAAGACCGGCTTTTAAAGCTGAAAGCAGACCACCTTGTCAGGGCCGGAGAAACCTCTGGTATGTACGTCATGGAGTTCACTTCAGGGGATCGGATTGAGTGGGAGTTGAGCACAGAAACCAAAGCCGGGGAGAAGTTAACCCTAATCAGCAGCGATGGAAGCAAGACCTCAGTCATCACAGACATCATCAAGTGGTTCAGCCCCGGCAGTTTTGACATTGATAAGTTCCTGAACGAATCACCAGCAGCGCAGAGAAAGTCTTTGGAGAAATTGTTAGGGCTTGACTTTAGTGGTATTGATGAGCGGTACGTCAAGGCGACCGAAGATCGCAAGGAGGCTAATCGGGATGTGGACCGAGTGGAGATTACTTACAAAGGTAAGTACGTGGATGAGAAGCTACCGCTTGAGCCTACACCCACAGAGGACTTGCAGAAGGAACTATTGGGTGTAGAGAGCCACAACCGCTACTACGCCCAATTAACAGGGCAGGAAGAGGAGCTAATGAGGCGCCAGCAGGCCTTACTAGAGGAGTTGAAACAGATAGGGGCTAAGTTGGATACTCTGGATGAGCAGTTAAGCGCACCGGACTTGCAACCTAAGACGCCTGAGCACGTATCGGAGCTCTCAGAGACACTCACCGCCTTAAAGCAACAAAATATACGCATAGAAGAGAACAATCGACTACGCATCGCCCTAGAGAGCCTGACCGGGCTTAAAGACATCGCACACGAGAAGGACTTAGCCGTTAAGGACCTTATGGCAGAGAAAGACGCCCTCATTAAAGGCGCTAAGATGCCCAAGGGCTTTGGCTTTGCCGATGAGGGGATCACTTACAACGGCTATCCGCTAACCAAGGAGCAGCTATCCTCCTCCGCTATTTACATTGCAGCGCTTAAACTGGCATCAATTAACGTGGGTAATGTTAGGATGCTGCACTTTGACGCCTCTATGCTAGACAATGTGTCACTACAAGAGGTATTGGCTTGGGCGGAGAAGGAAGACCTTCAAATGGGCATAGAGATGGTGGATAGAACGGGTGGTGAGATTAGTTATGAGATAATGGAGGATTTGTAGTGAACATCCAAATCTATACAGACGCATCGGTAAATGTGAACAACGCAGGAGGTGGATGTGGCTATGCCTACATTATAAAGTGCTACCAGTTCGAGTACAGAGTCGCAGGTTACGTGCATCACATAGATAAGATTGCTAAAGGAGAACTTTACGCAATAAACGATGCAGTGACTCTCTTATTCACTAAAGACCTAGTACCGCTGACCAAGGTGGAGATATTCACAGATAGCACAGAGGCGATACACCGGATGAAAGATATCAAACACCCCTATGTGTTCAACCTGATAGGACTCGCTTTGAAGAACGGCAACCGCCCAAGTGAGGTGTTTGACTTGATAGAACTTAATCACGCCAAGGCGCATACCGGAGGGCATGACGACGCATCGGTAATGAACAGATGGTGTGATAAGGTCAGCAAACAACACCGAAAAAACAAAGGTAGCTTTAAGGCTATAATTTATGATTTAACAGATATTTTATTATGACAACAGAAGAATTTAAAATAGAATATGAAGACTATTACGGCAGATCACGCACCGTAAGCATAGAGGCGCACTCCGAACAGGAGGCGCTTGCGATATTCAAGCGTGACTACGGAGGCTGTTTATTTTTAAATTTTTACTGATGGAGAAGATTTTAGTGTTTGACGTAGAGACTACCGGCGTTAAACACTGGCAGCACAGCATCCACCAGCTCTCCGCTATGGTAGTCATAGACGGTAAGATTACAGAAGTAATTGATTTGAAGATAAGACCGCATGAGAAAGCGGTAATTGATGAGATGGCTTTGAAAGTATCTGGTGTAGACCCGGAAACAGTTATGGCTTACGAGCATAGAACCGTTCAGTTTGGAAGGTTTGTGGATTTATTGGATAAGCACATTGACCTGTTCAATCCGGAAGACAAGTTCTTCCTGGTGGGGTATAACAATAGCTGGTTCGATAATGAATTTCTCCGTAATTTATTCGTGCTAGAGGGGGATAGTAGTTTCGGAAATTATTTTTGGCAGAATGGGATAGATGTTATGGTGTTAGCAGGACAGTACTTGATGCCCGACCGTCATAAAATGCCCTCATTCAAGCTACACAGAGTCGCTAAATGGGTTGGCGTTGATGTGGACGATAGTAAGTTGCACGATGCAGTCTACGATTTGGAACTAACTTGGCAAGTGTACAATATTGTAAAAGGTAAAACTATTGATGATTGGTAGCGAGTATACCTGCATTGTAATTCCTACGTGGTTTTGCAGCGATTGGGTAAAGTGGGTTCGAGTCCCACTACCCGCTCAAATAAAAAAGCCTCCCATTTCTGAGAGGCTTTTCTTGTTTTAAGCTAATACGATTAGATAGGACTTCCGCTTGTCTCAAAAGGACTTGCATCTGCAGGAGAACCAAACACATCCTCTGGGCGCTTACGTGCGCCACCTAGCGGATCACCGTCTTTAGTCTTCATCACATTCTGCAAGCTAACCCCTATACCCGCGTTGCCATTTGTGTCGTAAGGAAACAACTGCAAGTGAACTCTACCATACATACCTGAGTAAATCTCGATAGGATCTTTAGTACGCTCTTTCTTCTCGTTGATAACACCTGGTGGCTTATCTTCGGGTGTTTTGGCATTCAGTAACCAGCAACCCGCTTCCTCATCGCGATCTGACTCATCGCCATCCTTCAAGGTTAAGTTCATCGAAGCTAATTTAGCGGCATTGTAGGTAGAAAAAGGCTTCTTGCCTTCGGCCACGCCGTTGGCTCTAGCCGCATCCCGAGCCGCACCTAACGCTTTAAGCGTTGCCGTGTCAGTCTTTGCGATTAGAATTTTAACACTGTAGGTGGCCTTAGCTGCACCCTTCATTAACGTTGGCTCCGCCAAGGTTACGTACGATAACCGGCACTCTCCGGTTACTACTTCATTTGATTGTAGATCTGACATTTTCACTTGATTTAATTGTTTATACTTGATTTACTTGATTTACTTGATTTACTTGTTTAACTTTTAATATGATTAACTACCCCATTCTCGTCCGGAAGACCCCACACTCTATTTTCATTGATACGCATCTTCTCATTAATGCAAGCGGTTATGTCTTGGTACGACATACCATCAGAGGATGCCGCGCCGAACAAAAGTATGAAACAATCTGCATACTCCAATCTCCGTTCTATATTACCTGAACGGATATCTGCTTCCAACTCCTGTACTTCCTGCTTCAGATGCACAATCTTAGATAGTGCTGTGGCTTGACCGAATGTTTTGGTTTGCCAGTCGGATATGTGTTCAAATTGCTCCTTAATCATCATCACCCTCCTCTCCTATCTCTGCCGAAATCTCAGCATCCTTGAACACACTAAGTGCGTCATCGAACGCAGGTCTTGGGTCATCCACGCCCACCAAAGTCGGTTTACCCGCAGGCTTGCGCAAATCTGGTTCGACGAACGCTTTGAATGCCTTGGCACCTATACTCTTCTTTAAGGCAGTTATACCTAGTAAGACTTCCGGCGTGTATATATCGGTGAACCCTTCTTCGAGCAGTTTAGCCTCCGTAGCGGACGCGCTAACAAACACTCTGTTACTCTTGCCTTCCACTAATTTAAACCCCTCCCAATGCTTCCCTTTGACCGCCTCACTCAGCACATATTCCTCAATATCCTTGTACCAGGCAGCGAGTAAGCTGCCCCTCTTCACAATTTCGATTAAGGATTCATCGGATAGCTCCTCACTTGACTTTAGTTCGTGTTTGAACAGATCCAAATTATGATCGGCTAAGGCTTGGCAACGTACTCTGGCACGGCAGAACTTACAGTGGTCGCCCACTACAAACTCTCCCTCTCCCACAAACGCTAATTTAGCTTTAGGTCTAACGACCGTTTCTGCCCAGTTCACTAAGTCTACTACTGATATACTCCACGTAGAGTTGTTATTGATGCGAGGCTGATAAATGCTCACCTCAACGGTTTCGATGTCGTACACCCACCCCCACCACGCCAGAGCACCCAATGCGTATATTTTGAGCTGCTCGTTATCAATAGCCGAAACGGCAACGCCCTTTCCATATTTGAGGTCTTTGAACTTCAATACTTTGCGTTCTATGTGAACGCGCATAAAGTCACCTGTACCGAACCCTTCCGGCACGAACTCCGTAATGTCTAACCGAGTCTCTACGGCGCACACGTCACCCTCTTCTGCATCGTACAGACAGAAGTCAGCGTACTGCTCGGCATGCGTTAACATCTCATCGGCGTACAGCTTATGAGATTGGTGTTTGATTAGGTTGTCGATGTAGCTCTCTTCGGTTTGCAAGCCTAGCCTGAACTCTAATATTTCTTGGGCTACGGCATGGGCAAGCGTGCCCTCTGCGGCGAACACAGTCTCCACGTTTGGAAACTGCGACTCGAAATGCGCAGAGGGCGTGCAGGCTAACCACCGCTTTGCAGACGATGGTGATAGTTTTGCGTGTGCTGATGCTTCTCCCATAATACTACAACCACTCTAAAGCGTCAAAGAATGACTGGTAGTCCTTCTCTTGTAAGTCAGGAGGTCTTTCGCAAGGCTGTCCGTCCGACTTGAAGTACTTACCCATCAAGTCTTTAACTAGCTGACGCTTGTCGCCCATCTTACCAATTTGCTCACGAAGCGTCGCCAAGGAGATTAGGCCAGTTTGAGTTACCGGAGCAGCAGTTAGTGGGTCAGCGGTAGTTTGAGTTACCGGAGCGGCAGTTAGTGGGCCGACCGATGTAGCTTGTCCAGCTAGAGGGTCAGCATTAATAGGTACTACCTTAGTCTCAGGAGCGTTTACCAAAGGATCAGCTACCGCAGGCGTTTCTACAACTTTATCTACCGGTTTTGCGCGCGATGCTCTCGGCTTTTCTACCTGAGCAGTTTCTTCTTTAGCTTCTTGCGCTGTGCCTGCTAATTGAGCCGTGCCTGCTAATTGAGCAAAAGCGGCCTGCGCTTCCTCTACTGAGTCAGCTTCTACATTGATTACTATTTTCATATTTGTTTTGGTTTTCTATTTTAAGCGACAAACAAATTGAGCCTTACTCTTCTTGTCTGTCTGGATGCGGAACTGCCGACCCTTCAGTTTGCGCTTATTATCTCTAAGGGCAGAGTAAATGGTTTGCTGAGGTGTGCCCTCTAAAGGCATGCACTCTTTAGTAGTTAGCCCATCTAACTTCTCCCACCATGTTTCTTGTAGTTCCATTTCTGTTTTTGTTTTACTTCAATTGTCGACTACAAACATAAAAATAATATTCGATAAAAAAAAATAATTTTTATTGAAATAAATTTATACATTTGTTGTCCCACAATGAGCGACTTAAAAAAATATTTAGACAAAATCGAAGTCACCACAACAGGGCAGACTCACGAGTGTACTAAAGAAGATTGCGCTTACTGCAATAGAATAAAAGAGGGGCCAACAGGCATAATAACACTACTTAAAGTTTTAAACTTACCAAATACCTACCTAACAAAATGACTTCACTCCACATCGACATAGAAACGTATTGTGAAATTGATCTGCTGAAAGCCGGAGCTTATCGTTATGCTGAGGAAGTGGAGGTTATTTTATTCGGATTCAAATACGATGACAACCCTACGCACTGCGTGGACTTACTGAAAGGAAACCCCATACCGGTATATATAATTTCAGATTTAACTAATCCGGATATAAAGAAGAAAGCCTTCAACGCCGCCTTCGAGATTTCGCAATTAGAATCATGGCTCGGGATAGAATTGCCGGTTGAGCAGTGGGAATGTACACAGGTGCGTACGGCAATGTGTGGACTGCCTATGAATCTGGAACAAGCAGCAGCTGTTCTAAACTTAGAGAATCAAAAAGATAAAAGCGGGTCTGCACTAATTAGATATTTTTGTGTACCTTGTAAACCCACAAAAGCCAATGATTTCAGAACCCGAAACCTGCCTGAGCACGATCCTGTCAAGTGGGCGCAGTTCATAGATTACTGTAAGAAGGATGTAGAAGCAGAGTGGGAGATTTCTAAGAAGTTAAGTTTCTACAATATAAGTGAGTTCGAGCATAAACAGTGGTGTTTAGATATGAAGATAAATAAGAACGGTGTCGGCATTAACATACCCTTTGTGCGCAATGCTATAGCGCTCATTAACCACTATGAAGCTAACCTACTTACCGAAGCGGAGAAACTGACAGGACTAGATAACCCTAAGAGTGTAGCGCAGTTGAAGAAGTGGCTCTTTAAAGAAACAGGCGAAGATATAAAATCCTTAAATAAGGAAAGCATACCCGTTATCCTGAAAAGCACGGATAGCGAAGTGGTTAAGCGCGTACTTCAGATACGCCAAGAGGGTTCCAAAACCTCTGTGAAGAAATACCCGAGGATGCTAGAATGCGTGTGCAAGGATGGACGGATTCGAGGTGTTCACCAATATTATGGTGCTAATCGCACGGGGAGAGATTCTCACAGGTTGATACAGACCGGAAACTTTCCAAGAGGAAATGTCAAGAACATAGAACCTATACGTGATTTAGTCATGCTGAATGATCCTGACTGGCTTGAGTTCACCTACGGGGCTATACCCGATACGCTCTCTTCCTTATTACGAAGTTCGCTTATACCCGCACCTGGTAAGCGATTCATCATTTCAGATTATAGTGCGATTGAAGGAGTTGTCATAGCGTGGCTCGCAGGAGAGGAGTGGGCGCTCGAAGTGTTCCGTACACACGGTAAGATTTACGAAATGACAGCGGCCAAAATGTTTAACATACCTGTTGAAAGTATAACCAAAGATTCGCATTGGCGACAAAAGGGTAAAATAAGTACGCTTTTACTTGGTTATCAGGGATCCGTAGGTGCGCTAATAAACGGAGGGGCTCTGAACTCTGGCCTTACCGAGGAAGAACTGCCCGCTATTGTGAAAGGGTGGCGCAACGCTAACCCAAGCATTGTAAGTTTTTGGTACGCATTACAGGCTGCTGCTATACAAGCTATACAAGCTATAAAAACTAAGACCAAAGTGTATGTACACGAAACGCTAGTAAGAAGTGAATACTTAGCACCAAATAGAGGACTTTCATTCCACACGGTAGGTAATTCATTATTTTTTACGTTGCCTAGTGGTAGGGAGTTGGTCTATATAAGCACATCTCTCGAGGAAGGAGAATACGGAGAGCGAATTGTATATTGGGGGGTTGACCAGACCAAAAAAAAATGGTGTAAGATGGACACGTATTCTGGGAAATTGGCGGAAAATTGTGCGCAAGCAACCGCTAGGGATATATTGATGAACGGTTTGCAGAACTTAGACCGAGCAGGATACAAAACCGTTTTACATGTACACGATGAGTCAGTTACCGAAATGCCGGTTGGTGTGGGGTCGTTAGATGAAGTTAACAGGCTAATGCTAATGCTTCCAGATTGGGCAAAAGATATGCCTTTAAAAGCTGCAGGAGAAGAATCATTTTACTATAAAAAATAACTAATATGAACATATTATCACTATTCGACGGGATGTCTTGCGGGCGGATTGCTCTGGAAAGAGCTGGTATTCCCGTAACCAATTACTACGCCTCTGAAATCGACAAATATGCGATTCAAGTAAGCAAAGCTAATTATCCGGATATCACCCATATCGGAGATGTAACGCAGGTTGACCCTTGGTTCATCCCTCACAAGATAGATTTGGTGATTGGTGGCTCTCCGTGTCAAGGGTTTAGTTTTGCGGGGAAACAGTTAAACTTTGAAGATGTAAGTAGTAAATTGTTTTGGGAATTTGTAAGGGTATTAAACGAAGTGAAACCAACTTACTTTTTACTTGAAAATGTGATTATGAAGAAGGAGTGGAAAGATGTAATTACAGAAGCATTGGGTGTAAAACCTATTGAAATTACAAGTGCTAAATTTGTACCACAAGCAGGGCGAAGATTGTACTGGACTAATATACCGAATGTAGAACAACCGAAACAATCGGAATACAATGTTTTAGATTATATTGATGGTGAGGGGTTCCCAACAAGTTGCGGTATTGATAGAGTTTTTAAACGTAAACAAATTTTCAATACGTTAACTGCAACATATTGGAAAGGTATAAGAGGGAGTTCAAGACCAGCAGTAAGTATAAGAGAAGGCTTTTTAGATGGTGACAGAGAAGCACACCGTATGCTAACGCCTACTGAATGTGAAAAATTACAAACAGTACCGATTGGATATACCGATTGTGTTGCAAAAACAAACCGGTATAAAATGCTTGGAAACGGCTGGACAGTAGATGTAATTGCACATATTTTTAAAGGGCTAAACCAATGAACGCAACCCCATTAGACATAGCAACAACGCCCCATCGCCAAGCCGCCTATCACAACGAGCAGTGGCCGTGGGCTAAGATTACAAAGCGTCTGTCTCAAACTCACCGGACAGCGGAGAGTTATGCCTCATACATGTCCTCTCCTAGGCCAAGACAAGATGAGATTAAAGACGTTGGTGGTTTTGTTGGCGGGTATCTTTTAGAAGGCAGAAGGGCTAAAGGGTTTATCAAGCACCGTCAAATATTAACTTTAGATATAGATTTTGGATACTCTGAACTGTGGGATGACTTTTGTATGTACTTCCCAATAGCAGCGGTCGTATATTCCACCCATAAGCATTCCATGATCGCCCCAAGGTTTCGCTTGGTACTGCCGCTTGACAGACCTGCATCACCGGAAGAGTACGAGGCGCTAGGGCGCAAGATTGCAGATGGGGTAGGTATGAAATATTTCGACCGTACTACTTTTCAGTCTGAGCGGTTGATGTACTGGCCATCTACGGCGAAGGACGGTGATTATTACTTTAAAGAGCAAGAAGGTAAATGGCTAGGCGTAGACGATACTTTAGCCGAATACAGGGATTGGAAGAACGTCTCGGAATGGCCTCTTTGCCCAACGGAGAGTGAGATTATACGCTCTGACCTTAAAAAGCAAGAAGACCCGCTTGAGAAAGAAGGTGTGATCGGCGCATTTTGCAGGGTTTATAGTATCCATCAAGCCATAGAAGAGTTCATCCCTGAGACGTATGTGGAGGCAGGAGAGGGCAGGTACACCTATACTGAGGGGCAAGGTAGTTCAGGGGCACTTGTTTACCAGGACAAGTTTCTGTACAGCCACCACTCCACGGACCCGGCAAACAATGGTCACATACATAATGCTTTCGATCTAGTTCGCATCCATAAGTTTGGGGTGATGGACGGGGATGGTACGCAAAAAATATCTTTCCAATCCATGAATAACTTAGCACGGACAGACCCAAAAGTAATTCAGGAGCTAGGCATTTTCAAACTAGGTGATAGTATTACCGAAGGGGGTACAGACTGGCTCGGTCAGATGGAAGTGAACAAACAACACGAATACGCACCAACCATAGATAACTTCTTACTGGTTCTTCGCAATGATCCGAATCTCAAAGGTAGATTTTCAGCCAATGAGTTCGACTACCGACTTTATGCAAAAGGCGGTGTGCCTTGGCATTCTGATAAGAAGATTAGAGAGGTAGGAGACGACGACGAATCGGGCGTGAGACACTACTTTGAAAAAAGTTACAACATGTATCACACCGCTAAGAGCAAGGATGCTTTTGTGCTTGCTTGTAGAGACAACACCTTCCATCCGGTTAAAGAATATCTAGCGAAACTGATTTGGGACGACGTGCCTAGACTGGATACGCTGTTCATCGACCAACTTGGCGCACCGGATTCGGAATACACCCGAGCCGTTACTCGAAAGTCGCTTGTGGCTGCAGTCGCCAGAGTTCACGAACCGGGTTGCAAGTTCGACTATATGGTCGTAACTATTGGCGGGCAGGGGCAAGGTAAGAGTTCGCTTTTATACGACTTGGGCGGAGAATGGTTCTCAGACACCTTAGACAGCGTGACAGGTAAAGACGCATACATTCAACTTCAGGGAGCGTGGATCATCGAGATGGCTGAGTTATCAGCGATTAAAAAAGGGGATATCGAGGCGGTTAAGAATTTTATATCTAAGCGCGAAGATCGTTTCCGTCCGCCTTTTATGAGGTACAACACGAACTTTAAACGCCAAGGTGTGTTTTTTGGGTCTACGAACGAATGGTCTTTTATGAAAGACCCCACAGGGGGCAGACGTTTTTGGCCGCTTTCGGTTACTAAGAAGTACATACCTGGAACGATCAATGCGGACGAAATTTGGGCAGAGGCCGTTTACAGATACAAAGAAGGGGAGAAACTGTACTTAACCAAAGCACTAGAAGAAATGGCGGGAGAACAACAACGACTTCACACCGAATCGGACGAGCGTGCAGGACTCATTGAAGGGTTTGCGGAGATGCTACTTCCAGCGAATTGGGAGCAGATGAGCCGGTATGAGCGGGTGTCCTACACCAGCACCAGAGATCAGGAAGGAACAGTTCGCAGAGATAAGATTTGCACCGCAGAGGTTTGGTGCGAGCTGTTCAACAACAATTTAGCAGATATGAACGCTTACAATACCAAGTATATCCATAATGCGCTTCTGAATTTAGAGGGGTGGAAGCGATGCGGAACACTGAGCTACAAGAAGTATGGAAATCAAAGGAGCTATGTTAGAGTAGGCAGTACTGAACATGCAATAGACGAATTAGAATTAACCAACAAACAAATATAAATGTGGATTTTACCAAACAATCACCCGTTATCATCAGTCTATGCCCCGGAATACGTGGAATCGAAAGAGGACTTGAAAGAATATTTCGAGAAGTTAGAGCCTGTGCTTATGTGGAAATCGAAGCCTTTATCGTGGAAAACCTTCTTGCTGCAATGGAAGCGGGTCTGGTGGCTCCAGCACCTATCTGGACGAATCTTAAAACCTTCAATCCGGAACCGTTTCGAGGACTCATTGATGGAATTATTGGCGGATACCCTTGTCAGCCATTTTCCCTGGCTGGTAACCGAGCAGGAGAAAATGACCCACGTCACCTGTGGCCCTTCATTCGAGAACACGTCAGAACTATTAAACCCGGATGGTGTTTCTTTGAGAATGTCGCAGGTCACCTTACACTCGGGTTCGACGTGGTTAAACGTGAACTGGAAGAAATGGACTACTTCGTTGAGGCAGGAATATACTCAGCGGAAGAAATTGGCGCTCCTCAACGGCGGGAAAGATTGTTCATCCTCGCAATTAGGGTGGCCAACTCCGCAGAGCCGGGACTTCCGGAGCCTAGACCTACCAGAGTCGGGAAATTACCAACGCAAAGAGGAGAAGGGATGGACGATAGACTTGAACAGCAAGGTTTTGAACTGGGCGACCCCTGCGACAACACAACAAGGAGAGATATCACCGGAGAGAGCAAAAGAGTTAGGATGGGTGTGGAAAGGGACTGCTTATTACACGGCAGACGGAATGAAGAAAAATACATCTCTGACTCACCAAGCACTGAATTGGCCAACACCAGATTGCTCAGACAGAAGGAGTGCCAAGAGCAAACAGCAAGGACTGAGCAATGCAGCGAAGAATTGGCCAACACCAACAACGATGGATCAACTGCCCCCAAAGACGGACAAAGCGATAGACAAGGAGATGAACGAAACAAGACCGGGCAGGAGCAGCTTCTCAAATATGAGGGATGCAGCAGTGTACGGAGAGATGAAGAATTGGCCGACACCAGCAACCAGAGACTACAAGGGGGCGAACTCGCAGGAACATTTCGACTCAAAGGAAAGGCCACACCTCAGTCAGCTACCGAATGCTGTCGTTATGAACACCGATTTCCCGCAGGTCAAGGAATTTATCAGCACGAATGGGAAGAGCCCCGCACGGTTGAATCCAGCGTGGAGTATTCAATTAATGGGTACAACTTTACAGAGGATCTTCACCGTGCCATTGGCAACTCAGTGGTCGAACAAACCGCCGAACTTGCCTTCTGGGACTTGTGGCGAAAAGCAAAAGAGTGGAACGAATTTGTTAACGGATGATTGGAACGATTGGGTAGATAATTAAAGAAGATGAAAAAGAAAATACTGAATCTATACGCAGGAATAGGGGGTAACAGAAAACTATGGGGTGACGGGTACGAAATTACAGCCGTAGAGTACGACCCTAATATAGCAGCTATATACAAAGAGCACTTCCCAAACGATACTGTAATTGTAGGGGACGCCCACCAATACCTACTAGACCACTTTAAAGAGTTTGATATTATTTGGGCATCTCCTCCTTGCCCTACACATAGTAGGTTACGGACAATGAATAAAGTAATCGTTTACCCCGATATGACTTTGTACGCCGAGATAATCCTATTGCAAAAGTGGTATAAAGGATTGTGGGTAATTGAGAATGTAATACCTTACTACGCCCCTTTGATAAAGCCGAGTACAATACTACACCGGCACGCCATTTGGTGTAATTTCCACATAGAGCCTATGGAGTTCGAGAAGTTAGAAACTTGCAAAAAACCTGAAGAGAGGAAGTTTCTATCTGAAAAACTAGGCTTCGACTTGGACAGCTACACAGGCATAGATAAACGAAAAGTGTTGCGTAATTGCGTAGTGCCAGAAATGGGTTTACACATACTAAGGTGTGCCGAGGAAGTACTAACGGATGATCGGAATGATCAGAATGATTGGAACGATTGGATAAACAGCTAACATGGGACCAGAAGCAAAATTAGAAGCAAAATTTAAAAAAGCAGTAGCTATCGCAGGAGGCAGGTCGTATAAATTCGTTTCTCCCTCTAATAGAGGCGCTACAGACCAGATTGTTATGGTGCCTGACGGAGTGACAGTGTACGTGGAGATTAAGAACGGCAATAAGGATTTAAGCCCTTTGCAGAAAATATTCCAGCGTGATAGCATAGCGATGCGACAAAGGCACGAAGTAATTCGTTTTGAAACTGACATACCTATTTTTATAGACAAATATTTTTGGCATTTATTATGAAATACATGGGAAGTAAAAATCGGATGGCAAAAGAAATACTACCTATAACGGAATGCAGCTATATTTAGTTGCGGACTTACGAAGCACAAAACTTGAATTATTCACAAAATTAAATTAGAAACTATGAACTTGAATGAACCACAAAACCCGCAATTGAATATAGGTGCCGTTAGTGGCGGTAGATTATTAGGGAAAACTAATACTATGATTTTATCAATGATATCCGAACTTAATTTAGGCGGCAAAGTTGGTGTTGCAGGTTGTAAAGACCCTAAAGATATAACCGAACGATTAAAAGCACACGGAATTGAAGTTAAGAGTGAACCAATGATTGCAACACAACCATTAAAAACAGTTCACAACCCGGATAGCATCGAAGGAGAAATAATAGGTTTGGAAGGCGGTAATAAAGTTCAGACAGGATTTATGTTCTATTGCCGCTAACTAATCGCTTAGCCATATCTTTTATACGCTGTTACCTGCTGGGTGGATTATCAGCACTAAATTTAATTTTATAACAAAATGGAAAAACAAGAATTACAGAAAATAGCAAAGATGGTTATGGGTATTAATCATGTAGGGGTTCAAGGCGATGACCCTATGTATTGCGAACACAAGCATCAAGCAATATTACAATTAGATAAAATGGATAAAAACGATGCTATTAGATTGCTTGTGCATATTATTCATGTCCAGCAATTACAAATAGTCGATGCTGAAATAAAATATACTGATGACAATCCATTTAGGGATATGATTAATTTTGAGCATGTTGAAGAAGCCCTTAAATGTAATTCACCAGATATGGATTTGATACTTTAATTCGGAGATGGAATGTAGTATTACTGCTAACGTTTTGAAGCTATATTTAGTTGCGGAATTAGAATTACTAAACTTTAAATAAAAACAGAATTATGTTAGAAAAACAAAACTTGAATGAAGCAGAAGCCCAGCAATTGAATATAGGTGCTGTTATGCGTAGTGTTTCTGATGTTATCAAAGAGGGTAGCATTGTATGGGTAAAATCATCAAATCTACAAATTAACTGTGGTAGAGTAGAAAAGATTTACCCTGAAACAAACGAAGCTTTAGTTATGAATTTTGATGTTTGGTCTCAATGGTTGGTTTCATTTGATAACATCATTAGAGTTGGTATAAATAGATTTGGTAATGATTATAACGAATGGATGTTGAGGGGTCTTTAACATTACGCCTAACTAATCGCTTGTAGCCATAACCTGCCACAAGCGAACCAATAATGTTAGCTTGTGGCCATAAATGATAACAATTCTTACCTGCTGGTGCGGTTAATTAACGATAAACTTAAATTATTAGGCTACTTATGAAAAAAGAAAACTTATACGAACCGAATTGCATTCGGACATTTACAGGGCTTTACATGAACGTATTTGACCCCACACCAGAAATGATTTGCATAGAGGACATTGCGCATGCTTTGTCGATGCAGTGTAGATTCGGGGGGCACCTGCCAAAGTTTTACTCGGTGGCTCAGCACAGTGTTAATGTAGCAGATATGAGCCGAACCTTACAAGCCCTTATGCACGATTCGGCAGAGGCCTATCTGCTCGATATTCCGAGCCCGATCAAGAAAAGACTCACGGGGTACAAAGAAATAGAAGATAATTTACTACGGGTAATTGCAGATAAGTTTGGGTTCGATCCTATTCTGAGTGAGGAGACTAAAGCCGCAGATAAAGTCCTGTTGGAGTTTGAATGGGACACATTGATGTTGAGGAACGATACTGTGTGGTGTTGGGAACCTGCACTCGCAAAAGATAAATTCGTAAGTATATTTAACATCCTTTTCAACAGATGAAAACAAGAGATAATTTCCACCTATACCAAGAGCGAGTTATTACTTTCGCCCACAATACACCTTTCTGTCAGTTGCTGCTGAGTATGGGTTTAGGGAAAACAATTTCTACACTGACCGTAATTAATGACTTATTAGACTGGTGCGAAATCAGCAAACCTCTAATCATAGCCCCCCGTTTGGTAGCCGAGAAGACTTGGAGCGATGAAATTTCGGAATGGGAACACGTCTCCCATCTCAAAATCTCCAAAGTAATAGGCAGCGCAGCGCAGAGAAAGAAGGCACTCACCGCAGAGGCAGATATATGGATAATTTCCAGAGACAATATCGCTTGGCTCGTTAATCTATGCGGAGAGTTCTGGCCATTCGACATGGTGGTTCTGGATGAATCGACATCGTTCAAGTCGCACGACTCGCTCCGCTTCAAGAAAATGAAATCGGTGCTGAAGCATAAGAAGATTAAGCGCATGATTCACCTGACCGGAACACCTGCCCCGAATGGGCTGCTCGACCTGTGGGCGCCCATGTACCTACTTGACCAAGGGGAAAGGCTAGGCACGACAATGGAAGGTTTCCGCAACAGATATTTTGTCAAGAACGATTATACGAGGCGGTACGTACCAAGACCAGGAGCGCAGGAGTCCATCCAAGCTAAAATAAGCGACATCTGCATCTCGATGCGTAAAGAGGACTGGCTGGACTTGAAACCTGTTATCGACGTGACCCATAAAATAAACCTCCCTAACATGGATGAGTACGATGCGTTCAAACGAGACGCAGTCTTACAACTCACGGAAGGTGAGATTACGGCAGTCAATGCTGGGGCTCTTTATACTAAGTTATTACAGTTCTGTAACGGTGCCGTTTATGATGCAGACCATAATTACCACGTTGTACACGATGCGAAGTTAGACGCATTGGAGGAAATGATAGAGAGCCTAAACGGTGCGCCTGTGATTGTATTCTACTGCTTCATTAGTGACATCGAGCGGATCAAACAAAGGATTAAGAACGTAGTGAAGCTGGAAGGCTCAGCGGAAATCGACCGTTGGAATAGCGGAGAGATTGAGGTGCTACTGGCACACCCCAAATCGACTGGGCACGGATTGAACTTACAGTTCGGAGGTTGGCACATCATCTGGTTTGGTTTACCTAACTCACTAGAACTATACCAACAGGCCGTAGCAAGGTTAGACCGACAAGGGCAACCAGAGTCGGTTGTTAACACACACCTGATTACGCAGGGCACGATCGAAGAAACGGTGGCCGCCCGTCTGGTAGATAAAACAATGACACAAGACGTGCTAATAGCTGCCCTTAAAGCGTTCAAAGAAGAAGCCGAAGCGTTCCGAAGAGAAAAAGATGACTGGCTTTGGGGATAATTTAAAATAATATTAGATAATATCAAATAATTTAGTTAGGTTTGAGGTATGGAAAATAATTTTGATTTAATGTAAAAAATATGCTAAGCCCAAAAGACAAAAAATATGCAGCCCGATTAATAGCTATGCAGATGGCGGCACACGTAAAAGGAGATACGACTTCCACGGATAAAATATTAACATTAATAGAAATAAACTTAGACCTATCCAACATTATTAAAAATATACATGAATAAACCAACCAAAGAAGAGATAGAGTTTAGCTACGCGGTAAGCGTGCTAATCGCATCGGACGTACTGAAGCAATACGCTGAAGGACTGACTACGATGTGTACCGATAACTACAAGCGTAATAAGATGGAGAGCACGGTTAAGTTGTGTACTCAAAACATCAATATGCTGCACAGGGATTTAGGCAAGATAATGCCGCATCTGCAACCCTATATAGAGGCTCGCATGGATATCCTATACAACGTAGTTGGTATGGACGCTGACGATCAGAAAAGAGTTTTAGGTTTGATTAAGAAAATTAAAGGAGGTAAATAAGCATGACCCAAGAAACACACGACCACATCGAACACGGCAAACAGTTTGACCATGTTGCAGAAGATTGCCCCGAATGCGATGGGACAGGCGCAATTTTCCTGTCCTGTTGTGGTGACGACATGAGCGAAACAGAATCAGACAAGTGCCTGACTTGTGGAGATATTTTCACCCGGGTATATGATTGGTGTGAAGAGTGCGGAGGGACTGGAGAGGTTCAGGAGGAGGATTGATATTTACTAACGGATAACCCATGAAAACACTAATAACAACAATACTAATCCTGTCAAGTTTGGTAGGGTACGGGCAAAGCGGAACTTTACAGACTAATAAATTCTTTAGTACTGGAGTTTCTGGAACATTAAAAATTGATAGTACTACGATATTATCTCATTTTTATCCCGATAATTCAAAACCATTTAGAGATACCATACCTGTATTTATCGTTTTTGCTGAATCCCCGAGTAAGATTACAGTATCTGCGGTTAAATACATGGTGGGTTTTTCTATCAGGGAGATGTCTGAATATTATCAGATAACGCCAAAACTTAGCGGATTCTCAAGTTCTGTTTATGCACCTGTTCCGCTTATGGTCAACGTGAAATATCTCGATGGGAATAAAATAGACATTCCAGATACCATTCATGTTTTAATGTCAAAGGAGATAAAATAATGAAAGACCTAACCCTATTAATCCTACTCGCAGGATCGCAATTCCTGAACGCCCAAATAATCCAATTCGAGGCAGGCAGAAACACAACTGCCAAATCTAATCAATACGGAAATGAAAGTAGAAACTAAAGAAAATCAGATTATTTTAAAAGAAGTGTATAACTCAATTACACTTGAAACACGAGAAGGTAAACAATTGCATATCTGTATGAGAGATATGGGATTTGAAATGAAGATTGATGACGGAGACTGGCATTTGCTCACCAATGAATCTGATTTTCTGATTAAACCAAAAGGATTTCAATTCAGAGAACCAGACTATCCGACAGCACAAAAGCAGTAATTTTTATTGCTTATAACGGCTGACGCTATAAGAAGGCAGGGATTAAGATGCACACCCTTTCAGCCTACCACAAATGACAAATAGATGCACACCGCTTCAATTACAGACCAAGCCCCTGCTTTTTTATAGCGTATCTTATAGGGCGTTTATTTTAATTACAATGGAAGATTTAAAAAAGATAATTTTAGAAATTTTTGAAGGTAGCACAATCGCTGAAGCTTCGAGCACAGGTACAACAGGAGAAAATATTATTTATGCTCCGTTCAATGAAATTATAGACGATATTATTAAAGAAGTGTCGGATAATTACGAGCGCAAAAAATGTATGCCCGAAGGTATAAATTCAAAAGAGGAACACGAACAATATTTAAAAGATATTGGCTATAATAAATATGTAAAAGATTTGGAGCATCATAAAGATACAACTGTTGGGCTTTTTGCTTTCGATAAAGAAATTGAAGATATATTTGAAAATATACCTGATAAAGATGGGTGTAAAACATCTGTTGAAGCGTGTATGGTTCAACAAATTGAGTATTTAAAGTCTATCGTATTTCGTGTTTCTTAAATGCCCTATAACTAATCGCTTGTGGCCATAAACCTTCCACAATATGGCATAATCTGCTGTATTGTGGTAACTAATCCTCAAACCAAATCTTATACACCATTCCTGCAAGTATGCAGACTGCCATCACTAGCAAGGTTATCTGGTACGCTTCCATTATAGTTTTTCAATAGTTTTTGTAGGTTCTAGGAAATTCTTAACCAAATAAGCAAGTCCACCGGCTACGGAAGCCATAGCGATAGCCTGCCAATTAAATTCTAAAATTCCAGCCTCAACCGATTGCTGAATTATTACTAATGCAGGTGTTAAGACTGCCATGATTAACGCTCTGAAAACATCCCTTGACTTTAAAGAGAATTGTTTTGAAATTACTTTGTTTGTCATATTATTTTTTAATTTAATATCTGTCCTCGAAGTGCATCCAATCAAAATTGAACTCTACTCCGTAATTAATGAATCCGTAACTGTAAAAAATATCAATCATCTGCTTGTATTCAGGCCTTGCAAATCGTGCCGTTTTAGCTGTTTCATGCAGCAAATTCCTGTCAGGATCTAAATCAATTGCAGTTCCATAGCTATGCGAACTCAATTCAGTCCCCCCTCGCATTTCTCTGTAATTAAAACACCCACCGTACAGGTCAATACCAAGCTCTACAATACGTTCATACCCGTAGTGAACCAATATATCAAGCAGCACATTTTCAAGCCTTGTAGCTATTAATCTATGACATTGTATGCGCTTTGTTTTCTTTTTCCTATCCCAAGATATGCGCATCGCAAAAGGCAGGTCAACCCAAACCAAATAACCACGACCTTGCGGATTAGCTTTTCCGTACTTTAAATTCCTTTTGTCAGTTGTCGGGCGTTTGTACCTCATTTATTTATCTCATTTAATAACATCTGAATTTCCTCTTTAAGTCGTTCATTTTCATTTTTCAGGCTTTCATTCTCGCTTTTCAGTTCAAAAATATAACCTGCCAATTTATCAATGTTTTGCGTCATTCTAAGTATTTCATCTTCCATTCTTCAATAGTGCAAAAAGTTTATCTATACGTTTCCCAAGTTCTGAAATCATATCATGAATCTCTTTAATTTGCACGTCAATCGTACTCTGCACAACCATCTTAATATACATCTCCCTATTTTCATTAGCCTCCCTCTCTTTTGCTTTACGAGATTCAGCTAAATGATTAAAATGACCACGTAGGTAGGATAGAAGTCCAATTACGGCAGCCAGCAAAGGGAGTCCAATAATCAATAAAAGATTGCCGAATTCTAAAAAGTTAGTTGCTTGTGTCATTTTTGTAATTCGTTTAAAATTTGCCTAATTAAAGCACCCAATTTAGTGCCCTTATATTTACTTAAAGCTAACTTTAAAAGTAATATTAATATAGATTCCCAATTCTTAAACACCCACCCTTTAAGCACTCCCCATAAAAAAGGAATAGCAGCTATTCTAGGTTTTTGGATTACTTCGATTTCGGTGTTGAATTGTTCTTGTGTCATTTCTTTATAATGCTGCCGGTTTAAATTCGAGTGTTCCCATTTGTGCGGTTATATCAGATGAAGCTCCGCCTGTTGCAGCAAGTTTGAAAACATTTGTTCCTGTGAAATTAGTAACCGTTCCAGCCGTAGAAGATGCCGCCCGTGATGTATTAACATTTTGCTCAGATATATTGATTCTGTAAGTTGTTGCTCCTGTTTTTATAATTGTTCCGAAAATAACCCAGCTTCCGCCAGAGACAGCGTAAGGGAAGTTTGACCAAGCAGTGCCGGCAAAATTAATTTCAAGTGTTTTTGAGTTTGCATTTGCGGCATATATTCCAGAAAATCTAAATGAAAGCTTATCCCCATTATTCACCAAGGTGTTACCCGGCACAGTGTAGGTCATTAAATCCGTTGAGGTTGTACTCACATTATTTGCGTCTGCATACCAATCTTTCAACTGTCTATTGGATGTACTTGCAAATTTGGTATCCACATAAGCCGTTGTAGCTATCTTAGTACTGTTATCACCCGCTGTTTGAGTTGGTGCTGTTGGTGTACCTGTCAAGGATGGGGAAGCTAAGGGTGCATATCCACTAAGTGCCGAACTTGTGATATATGCAGCCCCGTTGGTTATCCCTGAATTATTTAAGGTAATATTTGCCGTTCCGTCAAATGAAGTTCCTGAAATTGTACGTGCTGTTTGCAAAGCCGTTGCTGTTGAAGCGTTGCCCGTTAAAGCCCCTGTTATAGCTTGATTTGCAACAATGCTTGTCGGTGTTAAATACATAACTGGAGTAGTGAAAGTGCTCCCTCCTTCTGCTGTTGATGGTGTAAGCTCTAAAGCACCTGAAAGAGTGTTATTAGTAGAAATCTGCCAATTTGTTGCACTATTAGATTTGATAATCTTAAAAATTCCTGTTCCATTAACAGCAGGAGTTGTCGAGCCTAATAAAAGACTCCCTCCTACCGTTACATCCGAAGAAGCGTCTATTGTAGTCGCTCCTATTATCGCTCCACTTACGGCTGATGAACCGTTGAAATTCTGCCCCCAAATCGCCCTATTAGTCGTTAAAGTGGCTGCACTGCCTCCAATACTAAGATTAGTTACGGGTGTTGTCGATGTGACGGTCAATGGTGCTGTTCCTGTGGCAACAGTCGATGTTAATGTTGTGCCCTGAACCACCCCTGCAACTTGTAAATCACTACCTGATATTGTTAAACTTGAAGCATCGCCTATGTCTGATGATGAATTGAATTTTGCAATTTTGCCAGCCGTTCCGCTTCCTGTTATAGTGCCTGCCGCTCCACCAGTAGCTGATAATGTGCCACTTGAAAATGATAATCCAGAACCGATTGCCGCTTTCCCAACTACTCCTGAATTGTTTGAATAGGCAATAACATCCCCAGATCCAGCTAAAGAAACAACATCTAAATTACCATTCCCGTAAACCTTAATCCCACCACCTGACCCATTTGCAGAAATCTCGACAAATCTAGTTGCTGCCGTTGCGGATGGTAAGAATGAAACATAACCATCCGAAGTAACTCCATCTGTTAAATGTATCTCGGATCGATTTCCTGATGTTCCCGATGTTACTCTTAATTGGTCGGAGCTTCCGTAGGTTGTGCCTCCCGTATCTGAAACAGTAAGCTTACTTGATGGTGATGCCGTTCCTACGCCAACATTTCCGCTGAAATTGGCGGCAGCTCCTGTTACCGTTCCCGTTAAAGCTGGGCTTACTGAAAAAACTGCATTTCCTGTTCCTGTTTCATCTGTTAATGCAGTTGAAAGATTTGCAGATGTGAAAGATCCTAAAGATGTAGCGTTGCCCACTGACGTGACCGCTCCAGTTAGATTCGCATTGGTGGTTACTGTTGCTGAATTGCCGTTAACGCTCCCGACAATTGTAGAATTAAACGTCTTTGCTCCTGCAATCGTCTGCGTTCCCGTTGTTACATAGCCATCATTTGCCGCACTTGCAGCTGTCATACTTATAACAGGCGTAGTTGTACCCGTTGCAACTGATATAGGGGATGTTCCTGATACAGAGGTGACTGTTCCTGTATTTGAGGTTTTATTATTAAAGGTTGTCCAATCTGCCGCACTCAAAGCCCCTCTATTAGCTGCCGAAGACGTAGGTACATTTAGGGTTATGACTGGCGTTGTTGTGCCTGTGGCTACTGTTGAAGATAAATCTGTTCCACTTGTGCCTAAAGTTAAGGCTGCAACCGAAGTGACCGTTCCGTTAGTTTTCAGCACCTTAAATATCCTTCCATTACGAACTACCAAAATACTATCTGATACCAAGCCAAGTGATACATTTTTCAGGTAGACTTTGCCGTATAACGAAGTTCCGCCCGTTCCTGCTGTGTTGCCAACAGTAAGACTATCTTCGTTCACTTTAATTGGGCTTACTGCTAAAGTTCTTGCGGCAGTATAATAAGGAACAAAATTAGCTGTACCATCGCCTTTTAAATACCTTGTATCACCTTTAGGGAAGAAATTATCTACTGTTTGAACAACCGAAGTATCCGCTCTTGCCGTAGTTGTGGCCGAACCATTATATGAACCACCTGTCAGGCCATTTCCTAAAGTTAAAGTTGCCAAATCAGTACCCAATGCTTTACCGCTAATTGTGCTGTTAGTGAGTTTCGCATTAGCAATCGTGCCGTCAGGAATACTTATGATGGGGGTAGTAGTCGGGCTAGATACTGAAAGAGGGTAATTGCCCGATACGCTTGTAACCGTCCCGCTCGATGGCGAACCGGTGTTAGTGATGGTGAAGTTAGGATATGTACCTGTCACGTCAATCCCTGAACCGTTATTAAGTACAACTGTTTGATCGGGTGCGGTATTAGTAACTGTTAATGTTCCGCTAGTAGTGATTGGAGAACCGCTTACGCTTATCCCCGTTCCGGCGGTCGCCGCTACCGAAGTGACAGTTCCTACGGACCATGACCGATTAGCGGATAAATCGTAGGCCACACTGTTAACTGTTAAAGTGCGTGTCAAAGGGGCAAAGAACCCAGAATAGTCACCGATTAGTGGAACGACAACCCCAGACCTTCCGTTAAAAGAAGTCACGCTTCCCCCGCTGACCCCTAAAGTCTGCCACGTCGCGCCATCGTAGTACTGCAGCCCATTTGTCGTGTGGTAGAACAGAGAGCCTGATAAAATACCCGTCGTAGGAGGTGTAGTGCCACGAGGGATGTTGAAAAACTTACTTGAGCCTAAGCCGTTCGTGAAGTTCGTGTTCGTGTTATTGGGCTGTTGGCCGAATAACAACACAGGTATTAAAAGTAATAAGGTTAGTAGTCTTTTCATGTCGTTATTTTATAGCTGACCCAAAGCGTTTCATCCACCCCAAATGGATAGTTCACGGTCACTGTGCCTGTGGAATAGTTAATTTGTGCGAACTCATCAGTGGCCGCAGAAGTATGTGCTCTAAGCGTAGTACCCGTACCTCTGTAAACAGATAGCGCTTCGTTACCTATCAGTTCAGGGAATACGTAAGACGAAACCCCATCGCCAGGAGTTACAACCGCTGTCTGAGCAATCGTAGCGGTGCTGCCGTCTAGTATTGTTATCCCGGCAATTTGAACAGTCGGATCTGCGGTGAACGCACCTGTGAAGTTTGCGATTAAAGAGAGTAGCTGATTGTAAGCAATGGTTGTCAGGGGTGAGTTGTTCTCAACCTCCACATCATACTCTAAGGACTGTATCGCACTTGCTAGGCACGATAACTCGCTGCACGTACAAACAAAGCAACCCTCCACCTGCTTCAACCGAATAACCTCTAACTGCTCGACGTAGTAAGCCCACCCGAGTTCTATTGCTGCTGTTATTTCATTATAGGTTGCCATCAGTTATCGCCCTAATATTATGTTTAAGTAAGCATTAGCAGCGTCAATGAACTTCTGCCATGCCACGCTATTGCCAGACGGAGCAGCGAAAGTCGCCCCGTTAATGTACGCATTAGCTTCGCATAAGTTCTTCGCATTCTGTGCGCCTTGGCAACATCCTGTACCTAGAACGGTCTGTAACTTGTTTGTAGTGATGAGCCGCAGCGGAAACTTCTCTGTTTTCTCATAAGAGGCTACTCCTGCTAAAGTCCGCTCAGTAGTGAACCAATGATCTTTGGTCTGCTCAAAGGTTACGGTGTCAGATGCTAAGAAGTTACTTGTTTGCAGGACTGCACCATAAGCGTCCAGAATAACGATGGTGTTGGTAGTAAAATCTGCTTTCACATACCCTTCATCGTTAGTGGTGTAATTGCTCGTATCCAAGAACGTGACTGTTAGTCCGTCAGGGGATTGCGATGCTTCAGTACTTACTTCAAATGCTGCCATAATTTTATAAAGTTATAAATATTTTATTTAATAGTTGCGTTTTCTTTAAAAGTAGGGTCTGCTAGTAGAATGTCCTTAGATTTGCTATTCGCCTCGCGCCATAAATCTTTGAGTGCCTTGGCTCTAGCCTGTGCAGGTGTAAGCCCCTCCTCTCTAATATAGGCTTCAGTATCGGTTATTAGAATAGACTCATTATTCTCTACGTATTCTTTGTTTAAACGTATACGCTCTTTTATTTGTTTGGGCGATAACTGCCATTCATTATCTATATCTTCTTGGATAGTCATTACTTCGCTCGGCACACCACCTGTACTGGCTTTGGCTTCTAGCGTTGCATTCCTTTTTATTTTAGATAGTACACTCTTGAACTTGTCCTCACTCATTTTAGTGAAGTCTTCGTACAGGTAGGTCTTACCCCCATCTTTGTATCCTTCCGTAAGGGCGTTCTTTATGAAAGCACCTTTTACCTTGGCGTATTCGTAGAACTCTTGATCGTTGAGCGCACGTTCCACTTCTTTATCTACGTCGTAAATCTTCTGCTCGTTCCGGCTCATAGGGGCAAACACTGCTTTCTTATCGACTAACAGTTCGATTATTCTATTAGGTATATTCGCTGATTCAAATTTATCTGTATCGTACAGAATAGGATCTCCTAAGATGTTAATTTTATCATAGTACATATTCCGAGCATAGGGAGCGTCTTGTACCGTTCTAGCTATCAAACTCTTGGCGTAATCGCTTACCGTGCCATCTTTAACGGGTCGCGTCTCTTTCTTAGGCACGTCAAATATGCGCTCCAAGTCTTGAGATGTTTGAGTAAGTAAATTAGGTATAGCGACACCCCTAGCTGCATTGACCGCCCCTCTCGCCATTTTATCAATTAGACCTTCGCTGCTCCTAGGGTCGAGCAAAGCCGCTAACATATCACCCACACCTGTTAGAAACGTGGCTTGGAAAATAGAAGTCGCAGTCAGTCCGGCAGCGGCACTGAGTCTAGCCACAACCCCCAACTCGCTATCCCCACCTTTATATTTCTGCAAGTCGTTAAAGTGGCCTACGAACCCCAGCGATGCCATTAACGGGGAGTATTGGTAGGAATACCAAGGCGAGTAATTACCCGAAGGCAGTTTGATCCTAAAAGAATAAGGGTGCCAGCCTCCTAACTTCAAAGTTTCGTTTTTAGCGTAATCCCCCGTTCCGTTAGCTGTTATTTCGATTATAGGTTCGTCATCCTCGCCCGATTGGGAAAGAGCCATGAGTGTCACCATCAAAGTAGTGCCTATAATCGCCTTGGTCATTAAATCGGCTCGGTCCTGCTGAGACAGCGTGTCTCTGCGAAATTTACTCCACCCACCTCTGTTCAACCTTGTAAAAGCCAAAGGGGTGTAATTTATAGTCTCATTAGCCACATTGGCAATTATGTTCGTAAAAGGCACTGCGTATCTCAGAATTGGCACGTCTTGTACCAACTGATTTATGAAATTGGCCACTGCCCCTAGTGTGCCTTTAGGTTGGTAGTTGTAAGTACCTTCTGAGGCATACTTCACTGCGTCTTCCACCATCTCTGCGCTACGTTGCCTTTCTACTGCATCGAATATCTTACGCTGTGTATCCGCCTTTAAAATGCCTAACAGCTCTTTCTTCTCCGCAGGAGTTAATTCATCCTGCCCCTCTATACGCTCTAAATCCTCAGCATATTCAGCTTGGTATTTATCTTGGATAGCTTGAAGCTGACCCGCACTTCTACCCACTAACTCGATAGCCCTGTTCTGTTGGTCTAAGGTTGGTACGTCTTTCCCTTCCCGCATAGCCTGTTTCATAGCCATTTGGTAAGCCCTCATTTCTTTCTGCCCTTCAAAAAACAAAACGTCTGCCGCTACCATAACACGCCTAACATGCTTTAAGTAGTTCGCGGGGTTCCACTGCCCTCCTTTGAAATCCATACGCTCAAGGAGAGACGGTATCTCAGGTTTACCCTTTATAGGGCTATATCCGGTTCGCAAAGTATCTTTGCTCTCTAGCCATCCTCGTTTCAACCCCTGCATCAATCCTCTGCCGATGAAAGCGGCATTAGTAGGATTCTGCGCAACGGCATTAGCATATAGAAGTGACGTGTTTATAGCGTTAGCTCCTATGTTTATTATCTGAGTGTTATACCCCGATAGTACGTTAGCGTACCATATAGCGGTGGCCATATCTAAAGCGGATATACCCTTTAGATTAGCTTGGTAGGCGAGCAAATCTTCTGTAGCACGTCTGCGGTTAATAGGGTCTTTAGTATTTTGGATGATGTCGGATAACAATTCAATTTCTGCTATGTTTTCTTGGGTGAGTTTAGGCCACCCCATTTTCTCAGCATACATCTCCACGATGTCAGCGTTGGAGAACCCACCCAAGTTGGTCATTTTCACAATACCATCTTCCAAGGCTTTCCCTTGCGGTGTCCTTTTGGTCTTGGCTGAAAACATGCGCTCCAATATCTGTTGCTTCTTTTTAGTAGCTATCTCGTCAAACTTACGCTCTATTTCATAGGCGAGCTGCTTAGCCTCGGCGCCTGATAGCCCAGCTTCGTTAACTAGCTTATCGGATAAAGACTCTCTAGCATGGTCAACGAGGGTGTAGTGTTGCACAACAAGGTCGGTTATGGTCTTATCCATATCTTTCAAACCTTTACGCACCGCAGACTCTAACACTCGATCTGAGAAAGGAGTTTCCAGAATCTCTCCGAAATAAGCGTCTATAGCCTCTAGTATCTCAGGTTGGTCGGCGAACTCCTCTTGAAACTCTTTTTGGGTTTTGACCCATACGTCTTTGTACTTCTCAAAATTACTGTACGCATCGCCTATGATGTCGATAGCTGAGCGAGGAGCAGCCCTTTTCTTAGTCTGCTCAGGCATGGACTCAGCCATCTTCTGCTTCATGTTGCGGACAAGTCCGTCTGTGAATTGCTGCAAAGAGGGTTGCCCTGCTATATCGGCTTGGATATTAGGTTTAACCATACTCTTCAGCCTGCTGGCAGCACTATTGCTGTACTGCCCCCATAGTCCTTCCTCTTTGCTTATCTGTTGCAGTTTGGCGATGGCTTGCTTCTGCTCTTTGGCAGATTTGCGCTTGATAGCTTTGTCTAACTTCTCTTTATACACTTGCCCATCTTCGGCATTTATCTGCTCGGCCACTTGCTCATCGGTTAAGAACAACGCAGGATCGTACCCACCTTCGATGAGCGATTCTCTGGACTTCGCATAGATATCCTTTAAATAAGGTTTAATCTTTGCCCCCAAGTCAGCTTTCATCCGCCTTGTGAACTTAGTAAAGTCTTTTCCGGTAGCTTCGATGTGGTACCCTGCAATGTTCACTAAATCCTCAATAGGGATACCCCCTGCAAAAGAGAAAGTAGCCCCTCGTAGATTTTGTTTAGCCTTCAAATACTTAGCCCGAGTGAACACCTTATTTTTCATACCGTACCCTAGAGGGAGGTCTGTCAGCGAAGCTCCTTTCTGAAGGGTAGCTTTGCCTATGGACTTCTTTACAGCCTCTACCGTTTCCTCTGCGGCTTCTTTATTCGCTTTCTTGAACTCTTTGGTCAGCTTGTCGGTAGTGGGCTTAGCACGTTTAGCTACGACATCTCTGTTGGTCTTTACAGTCTTTCTGGCTATAGCGACGTTAGTGGCTTTGGAAAGTTTTGGAAAGGTCGAGAAAATCTGAATACCCTGCCCATAATCGGTAGCCTTGGAGTATAACTCCTCGGCAAGTTCGCCCGCCTTCAAATTATCCCCTTTGGCCTCGTAGATGTCGATTAATTTCTGAAGCACAGAGAACCTGACCGCACTAGGCATTCCGTTATTGAAATCATACAAATCTCGTTCTATACCCACTTCGCCTTGTATCTCTATAAGCGCCTCAGCTTCCTGCTCAGTTACTTGGTTAGGTAACTCGGTATAATGAATTGCTTTGTAAGATAGCGCATCTTTGAAGCCTTGCCCGTATTGGTCTGAATCTAATGCGCGCTGGGTTGCCGCACGTTTCAACTCTTTGCGGTCTTCTTGCGTTGGTGCTTCCTGCGTTGGGGTTTCTTTTTCAGGAGTTACCACGTCATCCGCTAATTGCTTACCAAACTCTTTCTCAAGATGGGCGGTATAGGCGGCCTCGAACTTAGGCTTATTGTTTAAACTCTTGTACCAATCAGATTTTCTGGCGTGGGCAAGACCTGCTTCTATTGCGATAGCTATGCGCACAGACACATCCACTATATCAGCGGTTGCACGCAACGATGCGGAGGCAATGGTAAGTGAGCCATCCCACATTAGGTCGTAACCTGTACCGCCACGCATACCGCCTAGCTTGTTAATCCTGCCTTGGTCTATTTTATCAGCTAACTTGCGTAATATATCTCCTGCTTTCTTATCCGCAGCAAGCACGTCACCAAAACGCTTAAACATATCATTGAACTCTTTCTCTGTGATCTGCCTATCTTTCTTAGCCTCGATTAACCGCTTAACGCTTGCTGCATATTTGGTTTGCTTATCGCTTGACTTACTTAAAGATTTTAGGTCATCTTCTGCTTTTAATAAAGGGTCAGTTGTTGCAGTCGTGGCAGGGGCAGCAGCAGTAGCAGCAGGAGTGGTTTGTTCTGCTTTAGATTGTATGGGTTCTGTGGGTTGTTCTTTTAGTAGGGATTCTACTGCTTTGGTTAGTTCTGTTTCTTTACCCGATGCTTTGTCGGAGTGATAGGCTTCTGAAATAATTTGTTTTTTATTTGTTTCTGTCCACTTTTCAAATTCTTTCTGAAATGCTATTCTGCCTTTTTCTGTGGTGAGCTCGCCTTTTTGTTTATTTTTATTAAACACTTCGTCATTTGTTAAACCTTTTGATTCTACAAACATTTCTTGTGCTTTTCTATAAAAATTATTTCTATCTAATACACTTTCAGTATCTTGTGATTTAAACTTATCACCTAATTCAACACTATCCAATGCTTTAGCGGTACTCTCTACATCTTTTAATGCTCCTACCTCGGCTTCTGTTTTAGGCAACGCCTGAGCCCGCTTATCCAAAGCCTCCATCTTAATCTCGTTCTCGGTAGCATCGCCTGTGCGTTCTGGCTTTGCTACCTCAGCAGTTGGTTTTACTTCTCGTGTAACGGTTTCAGTAGCATTGCTAGTCGTACCAGCTTCGTTACGTACCACCGATTCTTCATTGTTGTTAGCCTTGGATTGTAATTCTTTCGCATTAGGCGAAATAGTAATTGCTTGTTCATCTTCAATTGTATTTTTAATTTCAGAAATAACTTCCCCTGTTTTAGGCAACGCCTGAGCCCGCTTATCCAAAGCCTCCATCTTAATCTCAAATTCAGCAGGGTCATTGTTCTTAGCCATCTCCGCTTCGGCTTGCTTAGCTTCTTTGGTGATTTGTTCTGCTGAGTCTTTAACTTGCGTTTGTTTTTTACCATCCATCAAGACTTCAGTATGGTAAAATATATCATCTAAAATAGTAGGGTCTTTTATATCCAATAGTTTAGCCAAACTATCTAAAAAATCTTTAAATAAATTGGATGTCTTACCTTCTCCTTTTATATTTTTTAATAAAGTTTGAAATTCTTTGCTAGTAAAAGCCTCTGAAATAAATTCATCTATATTAGTAAAACCATAAAACCCTTTAGTTCTATCGGCTTTACCACCACCTAAAAATTCATGTGCTTTTAATTTACTTTCTTCATAGATTCTTTCTAAGTTTTTTATTGCCTCAATGTCTTTTTTAGATAAATCATGCAATCCTAATTCTTTAAATGATTGTTGTGGTTTCCCACCCTCTAAATTATATCTATTTAATTGATTAAAACGTGTCCAGGCTAATAATTTAGCTGATGTGACAGCGTGCAATGCTTCATGTAAAAAAGTTGTTATGCCTTCGCCTTTTTTTAGCTTTATTACACCGTCTTCAAACAGCCCGCCATGTTCTCTAATACCAAATTTATCTATAAGTTTGGGTACAATAGATGTTTTTATATTTTGTAGGTAACCGCCTAATGCTTTAGCTAACGCCTCGTAATGAGTTCCTTTTGTGCTATTAAGTAAACCCTCCGTAGTTTTAATATCTGGTATGCTATTAACTATATTTGTTATTTGTTCTGCCGAGTCTTCGGTATAAGACATGGGTGCTACCTTAGCTACGTCTACCGTCTTGGCGGGGGTATCTACTTTTGGAGTTTTTACTTCAGCAGACTTCTCATTTAGTTTAGCTTCTAATTCGGTATTCAGTCGTTCGTTCTCAACTACCGCAGCGGCTTTGGTTTCTTCCGAGAGCGCAGGATCGTTAATAACGGTTTCTGATTTTTCAATTTCGCCATTCAGCCTGTCTGCTTCTTTCTTCTGCTCGGTACTTAGATTTTCGTAAAGTGTTGCATCTGTTTCAACTTCTGTGGCTACATCAGCAACCGATGTTTGGATTTGAGCTGCAACAAACTCTTGTGCAGTAGGGGATAAATTAGGGTTTTCTAACTCTGTCTTTAAGCGTTCAATAGTTTCTGTCTGCGCTTGAACTTTTTCTTTAGCTTTAGGGCTTATCATAGACTTGGCTATCCTACCCACTCCTGCTGCACCTGCTGCACCTGCTGACCCTACAACCCCCATTAAATAGCTTTCAAGACCTTTCTTAGATAACATAGCTGAGGCAGCATCCTTGCTTGATTGTACTGCACCTTTACCCTGTGCTAATGACTTATTTGCTTCATCTAATCCTGTCTGAACCAATTCGGTTAAGCCTTCTTTATTTACCTCTACACCAAATACAGCGGTTTTTTTAAGCCAACTACCAACAAGTTTTTTATTAATTGCATTACTAACACCTTTCAATCCTATTTTCTCCATTTGTGCAGCAATTGTACCTATTGTAGCAGGGACAACAAAGTCATTCTCCCCTCTATCATACAATTCCCTAACACTAAGGCCCATTTGCTTTGCTTTCTCTTGATTGTACGAAGCAACACTGCCACCAACCATATCAGAATATAAACCTAACCCTGCCGTTGGTACTGATGTAACCATTGTTCTAACCAAAGAAAGCCCCGCGTCTACTGTTGCTACTGCAAGACCAAACACATCAAAGTTTTGACCACTTTCGACTAACCCCCTTGTTTGCTTAAATTGTGGTTCTAATTCGGCTAATTTTTGATAGGATTCTGCTCTGTGTAATTCAGGATCGCCTTTTGTTAGTTGCCAATATGCGTCAGTACCTAAATCTTTACCTAATAAAGTTTTAAGAGTGCCTTCAAGTGCAATTTGTGTATTAGGGATAAACTGTTGAAGTCCAACACCAACATTGGTTATTGAGTTTTTTAGGCTTTCTAAATAGCCTACATCCTCTTGTGTTGGTTCTTGTGGCACATATTCAGTCGCCTGTATGTCGTCTTGGAAACCGCCCTTTCGTGTAAGGCTTTCACCTACCTTGTTCTGTGTTACGTCTATATCGGCAACCCCAAATTCTCTTTGGATGGTAGGTGCAGCAAATTCTCTGAATACTTTATTCTCTAAGGGTACATCAATAGTAGTTTTACCTATTTTACCTATTGGATAACCTAATTGGCTTTCGGGTAGTTGTGTATCTACTTTGAACTTACCTGCAATATTCTTGGAACGAATATTGTCTAGCTTTGCCTTTTCACTTAATACCGTTGGTATTTCAGTATCTACTTGGGAACTTTGGAAAGGATTTGAACCACCCCCAAATGAGTTTAAGGTACTCGGTGCATCGGGTGAATCGTTGCCAACGTCGCTTTTTTTTTGATTGTACCGTTCTACAATAGTGTCAAGTTGTGCTTGACTTGCTCCCATTTTATGCGCTTCTGTTAATAGCTCTTTTAAGTCTGGCATTTCTTATAAATTTCTGGATTTTAGATACTTGGCAAAATCCGCATTTGACATTTTACCACTTGAAGCAGGTCTAGTTGTTCCAACCCCTCGCTCATAAGATTTATCTGATATAAACTTATCATACAAACCCCTCGATATTTTAGACATAGTGTTGGTAGGTATCAAATCTGCGTCGATGTAATAGGTTAGCGGGTCGGACTTACCCCTATCCTTTTGCACCACCCCTACTTTCTTATATTCTACCGATTTAGGGTTAGCCTCGGCATAACTATCCTGAACCACTGACCCAGCTTCTAATATCTCTTTAGTACCATCAGGCTTAGTTATGGTAGTACTTTTAAGAAGGATGGGTGCGTGCGTTAATTCTACCAAATCAAATTCGCTAGATGCGTTGGCAGTCTTTGTAGGTCTGCCTGTGGTGGTATCTATCACTTTCTCGCCATGCATATTCATCTTTGTCGAGTTAAGCTTAACCGTACCTAGTCCCGTAAAAGAAGGGCGTACACCTGTTTTCGGATCTGTAACCCCGTAAGAAAAAGTCAAATCGCTAGGGGGATCTTGCTGCTCACCCGATGCGTCTGCCGCATCTTTAGCCTTTAATCTGTTTAGGTTAGCCCATCCTCTTGTCGAAGCATCTTTTTGAGCAGCAGTCATCTCGTTAGGGTCACGATAAGGAGTTTCTAAATTCTCAGTCTTAACCCCCGTAGCGGTCATAGCCACTAAGGCTTGTAACTCCGAATCGAATTTCTTTTTAGCTTCAGTACGCTTATACGCCTGGTCGCTTATGTACTCTTGCATAAGTTGCGAATCGGGGGCAATGCCTTGTTCGGCTAATTGCTTTTGTAGAGGAGGGTTACCTGCTATTTCAGCTTTGAGCGAATCTGCGTTTCCTTGATAAGTTTTATCAAATCCTTTAACATCAGGCACAGTAAAACCAGAAGTCAGTTCGCTATTAATGTAGTCCATACCTCCTATGGTGTTACGCAATGCGCCAAGCACCATGTTTTCCGCTTCGGGCGTATTCACTTCTGTAATTTCTTTGGTTATGCCCTCAGCGGTACGCTTAGACTCCATAGTTGGTGCACGTAAGCCTTTGATGGCTCCTGCAGCGTCAAACCTATCCTTCAACTGTGGAATCGCTTGATTACCCGCAAAAGCATCGACTAACTTAGTATTCAAGAAATAATCGTTCAGAGCTTTGATGCTCTTAGGGTCAGTCTTGTCGCTTATCTTGGCAAGTGCTGCTGTGTAATCTCTTTCCTTAGCTTCTCGGAATCCTTGCTGCGCCTCTACGTATCGTTGGTCACGTTGGTAATCGAGCGCCTCTTGCGAGGTGCCGTAAGGGTCGATACCGCCTTGCTTCAACTTGATACCTCGGTCGATGAAGTCTTTCTCAAGCCCTGCCATGTCAGATGCCCACAGCCGTCCTTTGGACGCTGCGAGCTGATTATCTTTCCATGCTTTTGCTGTTTTCTGCGCCTCGAACTCTTGGCGTTTACGCAAGTCTCCTAATTGATTAGCGAACTGCGTAGCCAAAGGGTTAGCCCCAAACACTTGTGCGTTGCCAGTACCAATCTGTCCTCCAGGGACTGTATTTACGTAACTAGCGGCCATTATAGGAAGTATTAGTCACCCCTAATAGCCTCGCTCTCTGCGAAATGTTACGAGCAGGGAGCGGTGTGTTCGGTGTAACTGGGTTGGGATAAGGGTTTTGATTGGTGTTGACGCCTGCATACCCTGCACGTTGAGTTATCTGGGCGTTCCTTGTATATTGGTTTTTAGTTTCGGGATTCATAAGAAGCGCTGAACCAATAGAAGCTGCACCGGTAACTGCACTGTTCAAATTCTGGTCGCTCGCCCCGTAAAGCGCAGCGGCTTCGGCTAACTGAGCTTCGTATCGCTGACGCTCATAAGCGTTCACGTTCTGACGTTCTTCTCCTGCAGCGGCATTTGCCCCCAAGTATCCCCCCAATGCGGCTTCTTTGCCCTGCGCCTCTTGAAGCATCAAGTCGTTTTGCTGCTGCCCTGTGCCGTAAGCGATTTTAGTGGCTAAGTCTAGTACATCACCACCGGAGCTTGCCCCCCGTGCACCTTGCCCGAAAGCGGTAGCTGCATTGGTACCGATGCGGTTCATCTGCTGCGACATACCGGGAAGCGTGTAGTTGTTATAGCGGTTCTCCAAAGTTTCTTTGTTTTGCATCACGCCTTGATTTACCTCGTACCCAGGGTCTACCGAGTTTGCACGGATGCGCTTGGCTTGTCGCCTTTGGCCGATGCTTTTTATACCTGCAAATATACTTGGAATAGCTGCTGCTCCTGCTGCTATTGCCGATGCTGCTACGAAGGCCATAATCCTAATTCTTTTAAGTCATGAGGCTGTATAATGTCGTCCTCTATTAATTTTGCTGCTTTTTCCATATCTTCAATAGTATCCGATTCGGGTTTAACGTCTGTTCGGTGTATGGTTGTCCATATTGAATCTTCATACGCATAAATTAGTCTCCTTGTACCGGGCATAGTAACCCCAAAATGCGGAGCTTCTAAAATAACGGGCTTCATATCGTTATCTACTACAGCAATAACACCCATAGATAGGATAAAAGGGTGCATAGACTTGTGTATTTTACTGGTTAGTACCGTCCCTTTACGGGTAAACATTTCTCTACAATACACTCCATTTACAAAATGATGCGTAATAGGGCAATCTACAGGGACACTATTGGCTATAACGCTCTCAATCGCATCCATGCCTTTATGGTAGTCTGTAGTTACATCTATCTCTTGTAGCATGTCAATAGGTAAATTCTTGTTTACTAATCATAAAATCTATACTCAAAGTCCTAACCTCCTCAGTACTTGTGTTCTCAAAGGTAATAACTGCATAGTTTCCTTGCAATACCGCTCCCTCGAAAAGTGCTTGTAACTCCGTCCCAAATCGAGGGTCGGTCTTATCCCGCAAAAAGTCAGCGAAGCGATCGCCGTTGTTCAACGTGATAAAGTTACCACTTTTTATTAAAGATTCCATACCATTTACTTTTCCTTCACTCGGAGGGATTATGATGGACGGAACCCCCCATACGCTATTCGACTTTTGCCTAATTGAAAAGAAGTTCTTAATCTCCGTCGGATTAGTGTTCACGACAAGCGTAATGCTCGAAGTGTACTGCATTCCAAAGAAGTTATTACGAATAGGATTTACGTTCATCTTCCACAACCTACCATCTTTGAAAGCAAAGAAGTCATTCAGGAATTTCAGCATATTCTCACGCTGCCCCGAGTAGTAGGTCGTCCATTTGTTTTCCTCGATGTTGAATCCTAAAACATGGCCTGTATCTGGTGTATCCTCCACAGGATAAGCCTCGACATAGTTCACACCCAATTCGCCATCGGAGTAGAACTGCACTAGCAGGTTAGCAGGTGCGCCCGGAACTAAGATTGTTTCAGTGTAAACCCCATTTGCGGTGCGGTTAATACCAAGTTCTGTGCCTATGATTACACGCACACTTCCCGAAACGTAATCTACCACTTCGTAAGTAACTACGTAAGAAGTATCCGCTACAACGGCTGTGTTCTCAAGCGTTATGTAGCCTGCAAAGCAAGGGTCGTGATAGGCAGTCCCCCCAGATATACGCCACCCATTATCGACGGCTAACTGCGCTAAGTCAATTTGGATTGGGGTGTTTTTAAGGGTTACAAAGCTCATATTAAGTACAAATTACTATTGAAATCATATTACCACTTATATCGACATTTCCTACATAAGTTACAGTAGGCGCACCTGCTACGAAGAACATCACATAATCCCCATCGTTCGGTACGTCTGGCCACACACTGATTAACTCAGGTTGGTTGTATAATGTTTTGTTATCCGTTACTGCTCCCGATGTGGCATATACCGATATAGGACTTCCTGTTAATAGAATAGAACCTCCGCAAGCCTCTGGCCTATCTAGGCTTGAATAGCTGACCAAACGATACTCTGTTACTCCTGGGGGCGCATCTGGAATACACTCTCCATTCGCATTGGCATAAGCCTGACCGTTAGCTGCTATATCAGCAATCGCCTGTTGGTCGGCGGCTTCTTGGCTGAAAGGCGAGGAGTAAGTTAATGCCGCCACGGTGTATTCTACACCCGAGCCGTGATAACCTGCTTCGCAACCTTCCTTAGTAAACCATTCTGAGGCGACCACATTGTAATAAGTTACTGTCGGAGGTGGGATAGGCACGTCATCCACAAGCATACAAATCTTCTTAGGTGCGCTCCACCCTGCGCCGATACTCCATCTGAAGTAGGACGGGTCAGAGCCCACGAAATCTGTGTCAGGCGTATAGGTAGTCACTCCGTCCACAGGAACGCTATCAGAGCCATTTACCGGCTGAGTAGTGATCTCGAAGATTGTATCAAGTGGTAGGTCATCATCAAATAGCTTCCAATTCGCCTGATTGAAGCTACCTCTGTAAATGTAAGGAATGACTGGTTCAAAAGCCAATAGGCGTTCTACGTTCTGTCTGTCGACTTCACCAAATACAAAAGCCCCGTATTTCTGTGACAGGTCTATGTATTCTCTAACCGTTTTAGACAAACCGAATTGGTGTGAGGTTGGTAAGACACCATCGCCACCTATTCTACAATCTGTTCCCGAATTGGGGGATAGAAAATACTGCCAAGTCTGGTCAGATGCGTAACTCTCAGGCATATTACCAATGCCACCCTCCCAAGCAAAAGTCTGGTACTGATTCAAGAACTTAGTGGTGGTCGCAAGCGAAGGATTGCCGTCGCTCGTGGTGATTATACTGTTCAGCACACCGATGTAGCCCACCTTTAATTGCTTGAAAGCGTAGAGCAGTCTATCTCGGTACTTTAAGAGCATGAAATCCCCCCACGGGTCGCTGTAGTCCTCTCTGTCAAGATTATTGAAGTCATTCAACCCATTGATGCGTGTGCCCTCGATGTAGTTGTTACTGTAACGCAGGCGTGAGCCGAAGCGCACCTCTCCACTGCCATCATCTTCTGGTGTTACCTTGCCGTTGTTGTTCAAAGCACTTTCGTAGAAGTCAGAATAGCTGTTATCCTCCACTAAGTCAATTATAGCTTGTGTACCAGGTATAGTGTTGTTAGTCGGCAGTTGTCTGTTCCTGACGTATGATGTGCCTTGCGAGACGGATACGATAGCTGGTGTAGAACCGACTTGGTTCTGCACGTTACCGCTATGGGTTCTTGTAGCTGTCCCTGCGTTAATGATGGCGTACTTCTGACCGAATAGGTAGAAGTTATTCTGCGCCGACTCGATGTTCTGCACAGGCTTGTACACCTCCACTAAAGAATTATCTTCAATATCAACGCCGATAGGTTTACGCACTCTTATGATTCCTCTTTTGTCAACGATTTGGAAGCTAGTGTACGTCTCGGTCGTTCCGAAAGAACTGTTTAGGGTGTAAGTAGTTCCTGATGGCACCGCGATTATCTCACGCTCTACGCCATCAATCACGATGAACCGGCCAATGTTGTCCGCTGAGGTCACTCCACCGATAGTTATCGTAGAAGTTCCTGCTGTGGTTACGTCCTGGTCCACCGTAAGTGTAGTTCCGACTTCCTTAAAATCAATTACGATAGTTTCGGTGAAAGGGTAGTACGTTCCGTCATCCTCTTTCTTTATAAGTCTAACTCTGTCGTTCTTCTCGAAAGCGTAACGAACTACCGTATTTGGGTACATTTTCTGATAGGTGTATAGAGAGCCTATCACCAGATCCACGTAATCCGTATCGGTCGTACTTTGACTTTCTACGGCTTTCTGTATGAGAATCTGCACGTAGTCCGTAGGTAGCGACCCATAAGTAAGTCCTGCAGTCCTAACCAATTCCCAATGCGTAGCCCACTCAGGCGGCACGTTGCTGAGGGAGATGTTATCGACTATCTTCTTAAACCCTGCGGTTTCTGTTACGAAATCGTGACGCACAAACCCACCATTAGAAGTGTAAGCGTTTGAGCGGTAAGTGTCCTCGTTCCAATAAATTACCGCGTAATTAATCGAATCGCCTGACTTCTGTGTTAGGACGGATTGCCCGTTATCTTTCAAGGTTTGGAACGATACGGGGTTCACTTGCCCTGTGAAAGTGGTAGCGTTCTCATCAAACGAACCCCTCCAAATGAACTCAAAGGTCACATTTCCCGAACCGTCTATGCTATTATCCCAAATGTCCGTATCAGGTAGCTCAGGACTTGTACTGAGTATTCTCCCCGTGCCTATCAGTTGTTGCTTGAAGTTATCCGCTACGGTAATTGCCGTATCAGATAAAGTGGCCGTGTAAGTGAAGTACTGGTTGTCCGACTGCCCATTATTACCGAATAGTTGGAACTGATTACCTAGTTTCACATCGTTACCCACCACTACTCTTATTAAAGCATTCGTGCGCCTGCCCGAGCCTTGCCTTGTGAAGTCTGTGTCTAGGATAGTAGCTACGAAGGATGGAGAGTTCAGCTCATTCTCCACATCGGATGCTAAGAACAAATCTGAATATACCGTTTCGTTGCTCAGCACAACATCTACATCGGGAAACCCCTCTACGCCTTTACCGTAAACCATTGCGTTCTGGCAGAAAGCCTGCAAAGCCGCTAAGCGTGGCATGAATGAGTACGCTCGGTACACGTTCAGTTGGTCTAAGCCTGAATAGGCAGTACTGCCGTTGTAGAAATTGTAAACGTAAGTGCTGTTATCGGAGATGCTGAGTTTAGCCTTGTCAAGAACAACTACCGATACAAAATCTTTGTTTCCGTCTTTAAGCGCAATTTCTAAGTGAGTTACTATACTTGGGCCCGTCTCGATAGTTATCTGTATGGTATTGTTCACGTTACTGATTGCAGGATTACCCGCAAAACCGCTATCCAGAGGAAGCGGTACGATAGAGAACTCCGACCAGTTGTTCATCTCGCCATCATCGAACCATTGACGGAGCGATGCTTTGTAGAGATGCCCATACACGAAGTTAGTTGACCTCGTAGTATCTGTAAAGTAAGCCATAGCAGGCGCACTTGCGGCGAGCTTGTAAGCGTTAATATCCGTTGGCGTTATGATCGCCCCATAGCCCGCAGAACTTTTGTCTAAGGCTTTCTGTACGTTGATTTTCTTCTGCTTGACCTGCCCATCGCACCAATAGATTAAGTCATCGCCCGATGCAGATTTAATCACGTCAATCATTAAGATTAACGACCTTTTAGCGAATTGCAAAATGTCAACCCCGCCCGTATCGGTCAAGTTGATGATAACCGGAGTTACACTATTCAGTAAGTAGTCATAATAGTAGATACCGTGATAGCCAGTACTATTATGATTGAACCAATAGAATTTATTATTTTCAGTGTCCCCGTATGAACCTAAGCAGTAATTAGTACCAGCAGGAAGTGTAAAAGGAATTTCTAAATTCCCTTTTGGGTTGGTGACGATGTACTGACTTCCGTATTGGAAAATTCTAACATTGATGCCTTCATAGTACGCACCGTTGGGAATAACCCACAGCGCTGTATCCCGATTCATTCCTTCGGTAAAAGTGTGGGTTACGACTTGTTTCAGTTTAGAGGGCATCTTCTAATATTTATACTTCTTAACGGCTTTGTTAGTTAGCGAATTGTATTTATAGTCTGTAAAATCACCACCTCGTTCTTTAACGGCTCTGTGTACGGCTCTTTGAGCAGGTGTCATGTCGCCACGGTACAATCCTTGCGCTGTAGGATTACCTGCCATGTCTAAATTCCCACTCTGTTGCAATTTACGGACAGCTATACCTACGGCCTTTGTTTTTGAAATACCTTTTGCCGTTAATTGACTTACCAGACGTTCTTTTAGTGTCATAGCCTAATAATTAGTGGGGCTGATGGCACTGTTCACCGCAACAGCTATTTGCAAAGGCGTGCGGTGGTTATAATATCTTTTAAGCACGTTATATTCTTTTTTATACTTATCGTAGTTCATCTCACCCAAGCGTGGGTTGTTGTCCGCATAAAACTTCCACTTAGCGTAAAACTCCAAGCACTCTTTAAGTTCCATAGGAACCATAGTCACCCCATTAGAGATTCCATTACCCACATACTCTACAATAACCTCCGAATCGGGCGGTACGTTGCTTCCGATGTAGATAATACCTTCTCCTTTATCAATGCTATACGTTCCTGAGTTTATAACCCCTCTGCCCATACCGTACAATTCTCCGTAGTAATTGCCTTGCGCAGTCCAAGCATTGTAGAAAGCGTATTGTGGACCAAGTTCTGCTCCGCTCCAAATATTGTTCAAATAGTTGCACGTATCCGTGTCGTTAAGCACCCTGCGCTCTACGTTATCTCTGACAGACAGAATAGCGATGCAGCTACTTCCAGCTCGCCTGACACCAACCTTAGTCACGTACTGAAAATCACACGGCAGGTTTATCACATTGGAGAAATCCAATATGGCAGTCTTTACTTGCGTTTGCCCTGACAGGAACATATTCATGCGCCTGTACCCATTCAGCAAGTGACGAGTCACTCTGAACTTATACTTGAGCATCGGATCGTTCAAGTCTCCGCAAATGTCGCTCGCTATGATGTCAAGGCTTATAACTGATCTGCTCATTATTCGTTTCGGTTTATATCGTCTTTATCAATCCTGCTATCGTAAGGATTGGCTATTTGCCCCATAACCATTTGGAACAGCACGTCGATTGCTTTGGCTTCCGTTCCTGCTACTAAGGGTAATTGGTCGTCGTCTCCGATTGCATCCACGCTTACAAGCGCATCGTAATTAACTGTTTCGGCAATAGGGTTCACTCCGTAAAGTTGCACGGTATCACCTAAACGAAAATACCAAGCCATGCCCGGTGTTAGCCCACTGTAATACACAACAGACGCTCTGTCCGCTGCGGTCAGCTTGCCGTAGAACGTACCACAATTATCATACACCGCTCTAAGCCCCCCATTACCTTTAAGGGGAACAGTAGCCTCAGCTATCGCAAACGTAGGGATGCGGTTAGTTCGGTCTATGGTTACGTTTTGATACGTACCGTAGAACTCAGTCAGATAATCTCTGTCTGCTTCTTCGTTGCGATTCATGTTATCACCTGCTTCAATAGCCAAGTTCATAGCAGGAGCGATTAGTGTGCGAACGTCCGCTTCCCTGACTGACATATCTGAGGTTGCTCTCCCGCCACCTACTCGCAGTAATACACTACCGATTAATTCGTTCTTGGTCATGGCTCTGCGATTAAGTCACTGTTTATATCTGCCGAACTTGCTTGTAGGACTAACTCGTCTTTTCCCGTTACTCCGTATTTGCGCAGAACCCTATTCAGTAATAAGTTATATGCGCTTTCATCCCACTCTAAGTCGATTACACCTGATGCGGTAAGCGCCAATTCGCCACTCGGAAGTGCCGTGTAAACGGAACTCAGAGCGGCGTCTAAAGGCGAGCGTAGATAAAACATAGAGTAAGGCGCACTGGTAGAAGGGATGACTGTAATAGTCGTTCCTGCTTGCTTGTAATAAGCAATTCCGTTATCCAAGTTAGCCTTGCGCTGTGGAAGGTAATCCTGTGCGATTAATTCGTTTTCTTTAGCTTGGTAAACAGGTATGGTTTTAGTAGCATGCGTGAGTGTGATGCCGAGCGCACGGTAGAAACCTGTGGGTTTTACGATCGAACCTACGGCTGTTCCTGTAGCGTTCAGTACAAAAGGGTCTAGTAAGGTGCGGATACGTTCGTTTTGATCGTATTTAACCGCAATAGCATCCATGAGTTCTTTCTGCGCCTCATTCACTTTGGAGTTGAACTCAGGCATAGGATTCACCCCCGATTTGTAATTAGGCAAAGCGTGACATACCGAATCGAATAGGTTTAGTATAGAAATCATGTCGTCGCTCCGTTAATTAGGTTATCGGGTTGTATGCTCTTCTGCTGCATAAACATAGCAAATAATTTACTAATCAAAGCATTTTCAGTTCCAGAAGGCACGATTATCTCATCAGTCAAAGCATAATCGTCGATGTGTACTAATTGCTTAACTAATACTTCTGCCGTCCCTGTTGGTACGTTATACAGCACTACGGACGTTCCTTCTACGGAATATGCAGGTATCGCTCTGTCGATTTGGATATTATACGACCCTAACGTCCCATCCTGCGGATAGAAGTGCGTGAACAGTGTGCCATCCATAAGCCCTACCGACCTGACCGATTTGAACACGTTTACACTCAAAGGCGTTTTAGGTAAGGTAAAAGTGAACTTTTTACGGGTTGCGCTCAAAGCGATTGCAACTGCTTCAAAAACTTGTAGGAATACCGGATTAGGCTCAGTTCCTTCGCTAGAAGGCACGTCTGCCGCATAGAATAACGCCATGACCTCGTTTACCGCATCGGGCACGAGGGCTGTGATATCAGCACGCATAACATTATCGTCAGTGCTCGGCTTACCACCGTTCACCATCAAGAAAACACTTTCTACAAGTTTCTCGACTTTCATTTAAGTTCTCCGTAATAAAGTGTGCCGTTTAAAGTGTCTTTGCAACCCTCTAACTTTTTAAGTTTTAGGGCATCTGTTACCCATTGTTTAGTCTCTGCTTTCGGAGTCTCTGCTTTTGGAGGCTTTGATTCAGGCATCTGCCCTATCTCGTCAAGTTCAAATGTTGTCACCTCCACCCCATCGTAATGCTCAGTGATAGCAGAAGGTGAGCCCGCCAGCATCCCAGATACGAATCTTTCTTCTTGTGCTTTAGCTATTTCTTCCATTTCTCCTTCTAGCCAAGAAGGAACTTCTAGCTTTAATTCTTTTGCAGTCTCTGCTTTTGCAGTCTTTGCTTTTGCAGTCTTTGCTTTTGCAGTCTTTGCTTTTGCAGTCTCTGCTTTTGGAGTCTCTGCTTTTGGAGTCTCTGCTTTTGGAGTCTCTGCTTTCTTTGCCATAATATTTAAGCTTTAGATATTTCAAATTGTAGCCCTAGTTGAGCTACTTCCATTAGTAATGATTCTTTCATCTCTACGCCTAATTTCTGTTGCATCAGTGCAAGGATAAGATTGAACGCACTTTCAGGCCACTCTAGGTCAGCCCCAGCGGTAGGCGTTACGTAATCCCGATTTGGGTCAGAGGTAGGTGTCAAGACAATCGTAGCTGTTGTAGGCGTTCTGATGTACTGCATCGTTCCTGCTAAGGCACCGTCGTGGATATAGGTAATGTCGCCACCTATCAAATAGAAATAAGCTGTCGGATTAGTCGCACTTGGTTTGCGAATAGGGCTTGAGTTGTAAATCGGTGCTTGTAAAGGGTTTATTTGGTATGCTGCGATATCATTAATAGTTGCCCCTAAAAAGTAGAAACACTCGGTAGGCTTAGTCAGTGACACAGCAACGCTTTTAACGAATGGGCTTAGTAACTCTTGTACGTAAGTGTTCGTAGCGTACTGCGGAGCAAGTAACCCCATAGCGCTTGTTTGCACTGAAGCTAAGTCACGGTTGAACTCACCGGCAGACTGGTAGCCACTGGTTCCTGACTTTGCGGACTGCATCAGCGTATTCCACAGGGTTACGACACTAATCATTTCTTACGCATTAGTTGTTTAATCCGATCGCTCTGGTCTGGTCCGTATAGATTACCCTTCATAGGCTCGCCAATCGTTTTAGCGTGCCCTGCTTTTTTCAAACTGTCGATGGAAGATTGCTCGATAGTTCCTTTTGGGTAAAGCCTCGCCTTAGCAGTTTTGTACTTTTTAGGGTCAACTCTGCTTGCGGTAATGGTAACTTCGGGTAGCTGAATAGGGTCAGGCATAGCAAAATAATTTGCTTAAAGGTAATAATATTTTAACAAAACAAAAAATCCTACTTTTTAGGGTAGGATTTCTATTTTAGACTGACATGCGTGTTAACACCGAAGACTGGGCTTGTAACTCGATATGCGTTTATGAGTGTACCTATTAGCTATGTTTTTCCAATAATTATCCGGGGTTTTTATAGCTTTATTAAGTGCAGCAAAACTGATAATGGCGCTTTTTTCTTGAGCTCGACTACGATCGTTATCCTGTCGGGGCGACGTTAGCAAAGTTACATTGTGTACGTTGTAGGTTAATTCGCAGGCAATTACAGTTGTAGCTGTTTCTACCTGTAAAACGTCGCTTTTTTT